TTGTCGAACACGAGTCCGCCGCCGTACTCGAACGCGTTGACGTCGCCCGTCGTGCCGTACTTCTTCATGGCTACTTGTACTCCCGGTAGACGCCTTCGTGAACCATCACCCCGAGCGCCTTCAGACGCGTCAGGAATCCCAGCCTCTCGGCCAGCCCGTAGATCCGCTTCAGATCGGCCTTCCTGATCAGGACCATCCCCTTCGGGATCAGGTTCTTGCTGCCGTCCATCAGGCCCTCGTGAACCAGCACGCCGAGCCCGCGCAGTTCCGTCAAGAACCCGAGCTTCTTCGCCAACGAGAATATTCTCTTGATGTCTCGGCGGCGGATCAGAACCATCCCCCGAGGCAGGAGGTTCTGGGCGCTGCTCGCAGACGGAATGTGCTTCTTCATGGCTACGCCGCGACCGAGTCGTCGGAGGTGCGCCGCCAGAATCCCGCCGCGAAGTAGACAGGCGCTTCTGTCGCGGTGGTACTCGGACCGCCGGGGAGCATGCCGAAGAAGTAGGCCGTGACACCCTGCATGATGTTCGCGGACGGCGGCACCGGTCGGCTGGAGAATTTAAGCTCTCCGAGATCGACGCCCATCCCGATCTGAAGCGTGCCCAGCAGCGGATCGAGGATCATTCCAGCCGCCGCAAGGCCCTGCTGAACGAACGTGCCGTTGATCGATACCGTGCTGCCCGCGAAGCCATCGATCACGTACGAAGGGCTTCCCAGAAGCTCGAAAATCGTGTTGGTGAAGTTCAGGCTCGCAGCGACGTTGCTGATGCGATTCGCGGGTCCACGGAAGAAGCAGTTCTCGAACCTCGCCGACCCGCCGTTCCCGAGTTCGACAGGAGGACGATCCACCGATCCGAAGTTGCTCCGAGAAGCGTCGATGCTCACCGATCCGTTCGCGTCGATGTCCCTGCTTCCGGCGGGGACGTTGATATCCGCCTCCTTCAGCACAAACGTCCAGCCGTCGTTGAGCGTGCGGATTCCGTGGCCCGCAGGCGAAGAAATCTGCATGTCGGTCAGCGTGACGATCGCGTTCGTCGCGGGCCCAGCGAGAGGGCCACAGGTGATCGTACCCTGGAGCACGAACCCGCGCAGAGCCTGGACGCTTCGCGTGAGGCTGAACGGGGCGTTCGTGACGATGTCGGCGATGATGATCGCGGTGAACTCTTCTGCGCCAAACGGCTGCAACGAGATACCAGCGGGGAGGTTGATCACTGGTTCGGCGGCGTACCGACCCGACAGGAACATCACCGTGCTGATACCAGCGAGCAGCGCGGCTGCGATGGCCGACGCGAACGTCGTGAACTGCGCGCCGGATCCCGCAGGACCGACCACGAACCCGACCGGGCTTCCGCCTCCGCCGCCCGCGCCCAGGACTTCCTTCCAGACGTGAACGCCGATCCCGTTCCTGGTCACGAAGAACGTCCGGCCATCCAACTCCGAGACGAAATACTCGCCGAGTGGAAGCAGTCTCGGATCAGGTCTGTCCGCGACGGTCGAACCGATGATTCCGACCGGGCCGAAGTTGTGCTGCGTGGTCATGCTCCTGTCGCTCCTAGCGGCGTCGGCGCAACGGCCGACGGAAGGTTGAAGGCCGCCCGGTAGATGTCGTCGAGGATCACCAACACGACCCAGTCGTCGTGGCTGTGGACCCGTGCGGCTTCAGCGTCTACCGCAGCGCGATGGTCCGCGTAGAACTGCTGCGCCGCAGCCGTTGTCGCATCGCTCTGGATGCCGTCGATCCGATCGATGTTGTAGCCGAGCGCGCGAAGCTGTCCTTGCACGGTTGCCAGGATCTTCGCAGCCTCGAAGGGCGTGACGGTGGATGGATCGATCGGGACCGGGCGCGACTGCACGACGACCCCTCCACCGGCACCGGTCAGGCCGACCGCGCCTGTCGTGCCCGTCACACCAACGAGCCACGTACCCGTCACGCCGGTCGTACCCGTCGGACCGGACGTCGGCACACCGGTCGCGCCTGTCGGGCCGGGCCTCGGCGCGCGTGCGGCCTGCGGCATCGGCGCTGCTGAGATATTTCTCGCAACGACGAAGATCGCGGCAGCACCCGCCAGAATCCAGCCCCAAGGCGTCTTGCTACTCATCGTACTTGTACTCCTCGGGGTATCGCTGAATCGTGTCGAGTTCGCCGAGCAGGCGACGCAGGTGCGTGCGCTCCTTGGTCCTCGGCTTGAGCCTCTTGTACACGCGCTCGAGTTCTTCTTCGGCCGCCTTGATCATGTCGAGGCTGACCGTGTGGCCCTGGCCGGTGCTCGCGAGCGAGTAGGTCGGCGTGGACTGCCCGCCGTGCCACTCGAACAGCGCCGTCACCACCTCGGGCGGCAGCGCGATGTTCCTCTTCGAGGTCGGGTTGCCGCGCACGACGGTCCCCGGCTTGCTGCGCACGGCGCGCATGAAGAATTTCGTCATCCTGTCCGACTCACGGCGCGAGACGGTGCGGCAGACCTTCATGCCGCCGCTGCGCGTCTTGGTCGCCGTGATCGGTTCCGACGGGTTGCGTCGTCGAGGGTGCGCAGCGGTGAACTTCACCGTCCCGCTGGCTCCGACGTGCGCGACGACCACGTTCATCTCGGTGTCCCACACGAGAACGGGATGGCGATGCCGCATCGCCAGGAGGGACGCGCGATTCTCTGCCGTCGCCAACGACGAGGAGTATTCTGCGTTGTCGCTGGCGACGCCCTCGGAGCCAGGATCTTCCATCAGCGCGTAGCCGTATCGCTTCTTCATGCACGCGACGGTATCACGGCAGGCTCGATGGCCGCCACGTTAGCGGCGCTGAAACTGGGCCGGACGCTGGAACCCGACGGACTTCTTGTCGCGCACCGGCTTGTTCGCCGGAGCGAGTCCGAGCGTCGTGGCACCGAGAGATCCCGTGGCACCGATGACGAGCCCGCCGGTCGCGCCGGTCGGACCTATCGTGCCGAGCTTCGCAGCAACCCATGCGGTGCAGTCTGGGTAGACCGACGCAAACGCGTTGAGCATGTCCGCCGAGCCCGACGGATACGCTCCGGCCTTGTCTGCCTGGAACGTGGCGAACATCGCCGCGCAGTCGCCGGGCGTCGGCGTCGCCGTGACGGTGCCCGTAGCGCCCGTGGCACCTGCCGTCGCTCCCGTCGTCCCCGTCGCGCCTGCAGTCGCGCCCGTGGCACCAGTGACGCCCGCTGTCACGCCAGTGGCCCCCGTGGCCTCTGCGGTGGCACCAGTGACGCCGGTCGGAGCAGGGCCCGAGAGTGTTCTCGCTGGGCCGGTCGCGCCGCCCGGCAACGCCGGAGCAGGAGCGGGAGCGGGCGTCATCTGCTTGGCGATGACGTACCCGAGAACGAAGCCGCCTGCGAGCCAGAGAAGATTCTTCGTGGGCATGGCGTGATCCTACCAGCGAGAGGGCAGGTGTTGCGAGGGGATCGGACGCGAGATGACGGTCTGCTGTCCGGGGGCGGGCCGGGACACGATGCCCTGGGCAGCCGGGGCGACGGGACGAGGACGAGGAAGACCGCGAGGAGCTTGCTTGGCGAGGTTCTGCCGATCGATCAGATCGACCCCCTCACGAAGGCACCACTGATCGAGGATGTTCACGACGTTCGAGGCGGCGTGATTCAGTTCTGTCTCAGTCCGAGCCCGAGCCTGAGCATCGGTTTCGCCTACGCGCCGACCAAGCCAGACCACGCCGACACGAATGTCTCCGTTGGAATTGAGCGTGATGCTCGTTCCTGTGACTCGCAGCGCGGAGATCACCATCTGGAGCTTCTCGAGACGGGTCCGAGGACGCGGCAAAGGGATGGCTTCATCAACCGTGTTCCACGAATGACACTCGAGTTGTCCAGGGAACCCTGACCCTGGTCCGCGTACGATCGCGAACAACTGCTGAAGCCGACGCGGCGAGTAATCGGCTACGCCGAGGATGTGGATTGCTGCCTGTCTCGCTTCGTCGTCTCCGCCGAGCATGTCTCCGCCCTGCGGAACCTGGGGCTGGGGATAGGACGGGGGTGCGGGGCGTCCCTTCCCGTACGCCTGCCAGCCCACCGCACCCGCCGGGAGCGTGTACGAATGGCGCTTCGCCAGTTCGGCGTAGACGTATACTTCCCTCGGCGACATGGCGCGGAAGGGCCACGCCGCGTTCGCAGGGTAGTAGGACGCGTTCGCCGGGTTGGCCGTCGCACCCGTCTGACCGGTCATGCCGGTCGCACCGGTCGCACCGCCGATGAGCCCACGCACCGCGCCCTCGCCCGCAGCGAGACCCTGTGCCGGAGTCATGCGCTTCGCGACCATGTACCCAGCGACGAAACCGCCCGCCAACCACAGCATGTTGCTCATGGGGCGAGATCGTATCGTGCTCGCTGATGAACTACAAGCTCAGTACCCGATGCGACGACGGTACGCGGCAGCCCATCCCTGACTCTGTCTCGCGCGCTCGATCAGCGTCGCGTTCGCAGGGTTCGCGGTCGGACCAGGAGGTGCGCCGAGAACTCCTTCGCGCCGATTGGTGCGAGCTTCCGCCGGAGCGAAGCTTCCCACGTCAGACGCGCTCGAGGTCTTGCTGTAGCCCATCGGAGCGACCACGGCTGTCGGCGGGCTCGAGCGGTTCGTGCGCGCCGTTTCCGTCCTCGGATAGGCCATCGGCGCGGGGCCAGGACGGAAGCCTACGGCTGGCCGCATGGGGCCGTTCGATGCGGCGTAGATCGGAGTCAGCGTGCGTGGCACAAGAGTCGATTCTGGGCGGGCATCGTAGAGAACCGGAGTCAGTGTTCGCGGCGCAACGGTTGATTCCGGCTGCGAAGCCCCGGTGCCGCTTGGGATGCGCGGAGTCATCCCGCTGCTTCCTGTTGATCCTGGAGGCGGCAAGCGCGAGAGACGGGCGTTCGCCATCCCGGCGCAGTCCGGCATGAGCGCGGCGAACGCGGTCAGCTTCTCTCGCGCGGTCGGGTACTCGGGATGCGCGGGCCAGAAGCTGTCGTACGCCGCCGAGCAGTCGGCGTCGGACATCGGCGTCGGTGCCGCGCCAGTCGTGCCCGTTGCGCCCGTCGTCCCTGTCGCACCGGCAGTCGCGCCCGTTGTGCCTGTCGCGCCCGTTGCACCGGCAGTCGCGCCGGGTCCAAGAGCAGCGACGGGGGCGGCGCTCATGCTCCGGTAGATCACGTAGCCGAGGCCGAGTCCGCCTGCGATCCAGAGCAAGTTCCGCGTCTGCTTCTTCATGGCTGACGCGAGAGTACTCTGCGAGCGCGGCGGCCGTCCATGGGTCGGGCGGCCCTGACGCGTTGCCGACGGTACGCGCGGTCGAACTCGCGCTCCTTGGCAGTGCTCGTGTCGTAGCACTCGACGCAGACGTACCGACGCCGCACCTGCCCGTCGGGGCAGCGGTAGAACTGGTCGATCACCGCGCCGGAAGCACGACAGATCGGACAGATGTCGGTGGCGGTACACATGACGTCACGGGTTATCATAACACGTCACGAGGGTGGATGCACGGGGAACGTACCCTCAGATCCCCTGGTGCCCACCTGATCGGATGGCACCCGGCGCACCGATGGTCGCCTCGTGCGCGCGCACGAGAAATCATTGGACTTGTCCTGATCGAGACAGAAAAGCCAACGATTTCTCGTGTGCGCGCACGAGAAATCATTGGACTTACCCGCTCCTCCCCGCACCAGGACGACCCGCACGACTGGAGCGTAATGGTACAGTTCATCGGACGCCATAGTCCGACTGTGGAATACTGTCCATTCTTTCCGTCACTTCAGTCACCAGAACAGTCACGTTTAACTACTTGAAACTACTCAAGAATGACAGTAGTGACTCTTATGACACTTTCTGCGATTAAAATAAGTAGGATAGATATTCGTATAGGTACATGTGGTATGAGTAGGATAACAGAGTACAGATTTCTCCGTACGAATGGCGGGAAAGAGTCACAAGTGTCTCAAGTGTCATTCCGCTTAGTTCTCGCGAACTTGGCGGTGACACTTCGATGACAGAAGTGACGCTTGTATCAGGGGTGGGAGGAGAGCAGATACACGGGATACCAACGACGAGAGGACTCTCGCCGCTGCCCGATGATTCGCTTCAGTCCGATGAGGAAAGTGCGCTTCTGCATGAGAGGAGTACCAGACTCCTTACACCACTCTCGGAACGATGTGTAGGCCGGATCGGCGTTCACCGAGCAGTTCGATGAATACCGCTCCTTGCACAGCAATCCGCAGTTGCCCGAGCAGGTCTTCGTCTTCTCGACGAGCCACATGCGGATCGGGTCGCTCTCGCCCTTCCACCGCTGCTTCGAGATGATGCTCATCTTCGGGAGCGTGTACTCGCCCTGCCTGCGCAGGCGGCCTGCCGCTTTGATCGCCGCGACCGTGATGGCCCCGAGTTCCGAGGCGATGATCCTGTCGGCGAGGTTCTTGTCCTGCTCGCTGGGCGCGAAGGTGCGGTCGAACGGCACGACCACGAACCGCCGCCAGAATCCCTCCGTCTGATCCAAGGTCGCGGGAAGCTCGTTGCACGCGAAGATGTGCCCCGCCTGTGGGCGCATGTTGAACGGGTCTTTGAACTTCTTCGCGACCATCACCTCGTCGCCCGAGATCACCGACTTGAACAGGTCGTTTGCTGCGATCTCTTTCGTCGGCATCTCGGAGACGGCGTTCAGGCGAGCGAGCGCGAGTTCCGCGAGGTAGAAGCGGTTGCCCCATTCCGACGGCGAGATGCTGGTCACCGACTGCAACGGGAACAGCGACTTCACGATCTTGATCAGCGTGCTCTTGCCGTTCGCGGCCGTCTCACCGAAGAGCACGAGCGCGATGGCGTGCTTCGTCGCCTCGCCGAGCAGGCATGCGCCGATGAACTCCATCACGAGATCGATCGTCCTCTGCCGGTCTTCCAGGATCATGGCGCGCTCGTTGTCGGGCATCTGGACGTCGTCCAGGCCTTCGACGGTGAACACGTCAAGCAGGAAGCGAGCGAACCTCGGGGCTCGCAAGCTCGTATTCCAGTCCGACTCGAGACCGTGCCGTGCGCGGTACTCGGGTGAGTGCTCGTTGAGTTGTACTTCCGCGTTGCCACCGACGGACACGAAGCCGTTGCGGAACGCGATGCCCGGCGGCGCGTTGTCGAAGAAGCCAGGACGATCGCTCAGCCGCATCGCGACGTTTACGGCACCGCCCATCATCCCGTCGGATACCTTCAGCGCCTTGTCGCCGCACGGTGCTCCTGCGTATCGCGTGACGTGTCGCTCCATCAGCATTCGCCGCAAGGGCTGCCACAGGCCCAGGTGTGCCTCGTAGCGCCAGAACTCCCCGCGATCATGGACGATGGCGACGGGCGATTCGCCCCGAGCATCGACCAGTAGGCGTGTCGCGAGTTCGGTAGCATCTCCGCGCGCGAACACGACCGGTCCGTCTGGGCTCTTCTTGATCTCGTCCGCGCCGGACTCCTGCACGATGCGCTCGGTCGCCTCGACCGCAGCCTTCGCGTGCTTCGAGTTCGACGTTCCAGCGGGCTTGCTCGCGGCCGACTTCGCGATCGTCACGACCTCGCTGTCGTCGAGGGGTGGCTCGCACTTCGTCTGGTTGTACAGCCGGAGCCCGTTGAGAATCGCCTCCTCGTCGAGTCCCTTCGCGCGATACGACCGGCCGATCTTGAAGAGCGTCTCGTTGCGACTTCCTTCGGTGACGACTCCTGGAGCAGTTGGTGGAATATTCTGCGAAGTCTGAGAAGAAGCCGTGGGGGTGGGGTCGCTCACGGCCGCCTCGAGAAGCCAGCCGGGCATCTCCGCGAGCGGTATCACGCGCGGATCCGACGACAACTCGTCCTGGTAGTATCGGCCCGATGCGTGTTCGCTTGGTGGCGCGACGACGTACCCGCCCTCGCCGCGCACATCCACGCCGCGCGTGATCTTGGAGGCGCTGTTCTTCACGACGCCGCCGGGCGGGCCTCGGAAGAAGTAGTGCATCCCGCCGCCCCCAGTGATGACCATGGGCGTGTCCGGGATCTCTCCCAGCGGCTTCTTCTCTTCGCGTAGGTCGGACCAGTTCTTGAGGCCGTTGTGCTTGACGTCCACATCGACGACGACGAGGTCGTCGGAGACGGACCCGGTGCAGACGCCGACGTTCGCATCGGGCCACATGTCCCACCACTTGCGGATCTGGTCCGGGTCGCACGAGGCGTCCTTGAGCCCGTGCATCAGGCGCGGATGCTTGCCGATCGACTTGCAATCGGGCTTGCGGCACGAGCAAGCGAGGATGCCGTCCTCGTCGTGTACCGGCGTGTGCAGCGGGATGACCTTCCATCCCTTGCTGGCGTAGAACAACGCGTGTTCGAGCAGGTCCGTTTGACGCTGCGTCTTCGGCTTGCTATCTTCCATGTACCCTCAGTTCCATCAGACCCCGCCGCCGCCGACCTATGCCTGGGTCGGCGGCGGTTCTGTTTCTCCTACGCCAAGAAGACACCTCGTGGCGAGCCCCTGCCCGTGGTGTGGATCACAGGATGGCACCCCATCGCCTTGCGATCTCGATGCCCTCCTCGACGGTTCGCGCGACCTCGATGAGGCCGTTGTACTTCCTGACCATGGCGTGGAACGCCTTCTGGTCGTCGTTGAGCCTGCCCACGTCGGTCTTCGTCTCGATGCCTGCCCAGCGACCCACGGGCGCGGGAACGTGCCCGCATGAGGCGCATGGGGCGCTCAGCGAGATGAGTCCGCCGAGGTCCGGGTAGCCGGACACGCCGAAGACGATCTTGCGGCCGTCGGGCGTCTTCGCGGCCCCGTTGTTCATGCGCAAGATGCGGCCGTTCTTCATGCGGCCGAGCGCGTTGCGAAGCGGCTGCGTGACGTCGTCTGTCTCACTCACGGCTGATCTTCATGGCACCTGCCACGACCTCGTCGCGCATCTTCCTCATCCCCTCCCAGAAGGCATCGTTGCCTTGGACGTCCGCGAGCGCGGCCCTGATCGTCTCGATGGAAGCGAGGTTCGACATGGATCCGGCGAGGCCTCCGATGATCATCGAAACCTGCTTGACGGTGAGTTCTTCGTTCATCGTGCCCACTCCGGTACTGAGGTGACGACCTCGTTGATGACGTACGCGCCGACCTGATCGTCGGCGTCGTGTCTGCCTGGGCGAGGAATCAGCATCTGGTGGATCTGAACCTGCCCGTAACCTGCCCCTGCCACGACGTGGCACCTCGCGGAGATGACGTACGTGTTGCTGACCCAGACTTCGAGGTATCCGACGTTGCACCGGAGGGTCTCGGGGGCCGGAGCGGAGACGGCAGCAACGGGGCGACGCGAGGTGTCCTCCGAATGCTTCGTCATCAGGGCGGTCACGAGACACATCGCCACGACGAAGGTCCAGAATGCGATGATCCCTGCTGGCGTGTCCTTGAACGTCATCGCGCCCACGCGGGGACCGACGTGACGGTCTCCTGCATGATGTCCGCGCCGATCGACGCGTGGATCGTCGGGTCCAGTCCGCTCTGCGGAGGCAGCGGGATCTCCATCTCGTGAACCACGATGCGCCCGTAGTTGTTCAGGGGCGGCGAGAGATCCGGGTAGCCGGGATGCGCGTCGGCAGCGGCCTCGTTGCATCTCGCCGTGATGACGCCCGTGTTGCTCACCCAGACCTCAAGGAAGCCGCGATCCGTCCGGCACCGCATCAGGCGCATCACCGTGTAGTCCGGCGTCCTGGTGGCGGCTTGCTGCTCTGCGGCGTACCTGTCCATGGCCTTCGCGACCTGGAAGATGGCCCACGGGCCCACGACGGTGGTGATGCACAGGAAGAGGATCGCCCAGCGTTCTGTTTTCACGTTGTCTCCATCCATCGGTCCCACACGTTCTGAATCGGCTTGTGCTTCACGAGGCGCGCGTACTTCACGCAGTTCGCGGTGCCTCCATCTTCGTCGCCGTTCCACAGCGCCAGCAGCAGGTCGCAGTGATCGACCATGTACGCGTTGCGGCGCATCATCTTCCAGGCGCTGTACGGCGGCTGCGACACGTAGACCACGCTCTTGGCCCGGCTTAGCAGGTCGTTGTAGCGATGCTGCGACGCGACCGGCCACGCGCGCTCCTGGCCCCGGAACGGCACGGCGGACGTGAACGGCACCCCGAGTTCGACGGCAGCCTCGGCGAGCGCCATGTCCCAGCCGAGGGCCATGCCGGAGATCACATGCGTCGGGTGCAGCGGTGCCAGGGCGGCGAGGGCCACGCGGCGCAGGCGCTGATCGGTCGCGAGGCTGTAGCCACCGAGCTTGTCGGGTCGATGGCCGGTGCCAGCGATGATCATTGCGGATCACACGAGTCGCACAGGCAGTGGAGAGCGTGCGTTTTGCCGCGCCCTCGGCAGTCGGCGCACGCTCCGTCGTGGGATTCGTACTTGCCGTCGTCCGGCGGATCCGACGGTTCGCAGCCACTCCCGTCGCATCGCTCGCACTTCTCTGTGACCGGTTCGCGATATCTCATCGCGGCACCGTCGGCGGCGGAACCGCATGCGCCGGGCACCCGCACCCCTCGTGCCGACACGCGCACGCAACGCCGTCTTCCGTCTCGTGCTCCGCGCGTGCGTGGCCGCAGATGCACGGACCGTTGCAACGATCGATGACGTCGTCGAGGTTGATGCCCAGCGCGACGCACAGCATCTCGAGGCGAAAGCGAGGATTCATCATCGTCCTACCATCTCCTTCAGCTTCTTCTCGACCCACCACGACCCCAGCCCCTTCGCCTGCGCGACCCGTTCGAGCTTCTCTCGCTCCAGGGCGATGTTCACCGGCAGCGCGGGCGGCCACTTCACGCCGCGCGGCCAGTGGTCGAACTTCTCGTAGAACTTCCGCTTGACGAAGTCTCGTGATAGCCGCAAGCGGATCGCTTGCTCGCACAGGCTCAGGAACTCCGAGAGCTTCTGCTCCGGCGTGAACGCCTTCGTCACCTCGACCAGTTGGCCTTCACGCGCGATCACGCGTAGATCCGCGACGGGTCTGATGTACCCGCACTCGGGGCATGCGCTCGTGCCGGAGAGGAAGCACGCGAAGCACTGCTTGCAGGTCGTCAGCGCCATCGAGGTCTGGCCCTGGCGCTTCTTCTCGCGCTCGAGCGTCCAGGCGCGGCTGACGTGCGCGAAGCCGAGGCGCATCGTGTTGCCCGCGTGGTCGAGCACGAGCGCGTGGGTCTTGCCGGGATGACGTCGCATTGCGCGGCCGACCATCTGCATCCACAACGCGACGCTCTTCGTCGGCCGCGCGATGATCACGCACGACAGGCCAGGATGATCGAAGCCGGTGGTGAGCACCTCGACGTTGCAGATCACGTCGATCCGCCCTGCCTTGAATTCCGCGATGATCCGATCGCGCTCGCGGTCCGGCGTCTCGCCGTCGAGATGCACGGCGTTCACCCCGGCCTTGCACAGGGCCTCGGCGCAGTCTCGCGAGTGCTTGCGCGAGACGGCGTACAGGATAGCCTGTCCCTTCGCTAGCCCGAGGAAAGAGTCCACAACGCTGCCGACGATCTGCGGTTTGTCGCAGGCGACCTCGAGGCCGGACTTCTCGTAGTCGCCGCCGACGGTCGCGACGCCCGTCAGGTCGGGCTCCGAGGGCGCGTAGTACGTCGGCTGCACCAGGATGCCCTGCTGGATGAGTTCCTCCGGCGAAGCGATCGTGACGAGGTCGGTGTACTGCGGCGCGAAGGAACGGCCGTCCAGACGCCAGGGCGAGGCCGACAGGCCGATGAACCACGCCTTCGGGTAGGCGTCGATCACGCGTTGCGAGGACGCGGTGCCGACGTGCAGGTGGGCCTCGTCGAAGACCACGAGGTCGGCGGGCGGCATCTCGCGCCGGACCAGCGTCTGGATCGTCGCCACCTGGACGAGCGCGTCGGGCGAGGGCGTGATGCCGGACTGGATGATGCCGGGTGCAAGACCAAGGAGCTTGAACTGCTCGAACGGCTGCGCGACGAGTTCCTTCGTGTGCGCGATCCAGAGCACGCGGTAGCCCTTCGCCATGCTCTGGCGGGCCATCCAGCCGCCCAGAACGGTCTTTCCAGCCCCTGTCGGGGCGACGCCGAGAACGCTGCGGTGCGTCCGCAGGGATACCCGCAGGGCCTCGATCCCGCGCTCCTGGTGAGGCCAGAGCTTCACGGGCGCACCGTTGCTATGGCAGCGGCCACGGCTTCGATCTCGTCGCGGTACACCACCATCGACGACTGCCCTCCGCCGCGAGCCCCGTACCAGTCGGTGATCACGACGTGGAACGGTTCCAGCGCCTCGGTGAGCATCTTCACCTGCCTGCGCATCCGCTCGATCTCGTCGAGCAGAGCGGCGGCTGCGTTGCGCAGCGCGCACATGCCGTCGGCGTCAGCCTCGTGGCGTTCGTAGTCCACGAACGTCGCGGCCATCGAGTCGTCGGCGGAGCGTACCGTGGACACGCCGGACACGCTCCACGGTGCGGCCGACATGCGCTCTATCGTTGCCCGCAACACAGGCAGATCGGCTGGTATCATGGGAACCTCACCGTACGCACGACGGCTGTCAGCGCCACGAACGGCGCGGCCATCGCTGGCGTGCCGGGCTGCACCGTGACGCCATCGAGATACGCGAACACGCCGTGTTCGTTCAACCAAGCCCTATCCGCGCGCGGGTTGAAGTCCTCGGCAATCTGTTTCGCTGCTGCCTGTTGCGCCCGCACGGCAGCGTTGTAGAGGTTGCACGACGGGCACTCGTCGCTGCTGTTCAGTTCGCAGTTGCACATCTCGCATCTCATCGCTTCGTCTCCCGTGCCGCGAGGGCGGCGCGAACGTCGCAGAGCTTCATCGCGGCACCGTCGCGAGGGCGGCGGCGATCCAGCAATCGCACGGGTCGCCGGGGTCGCGCCCGAAGGAGCACACGGACGAGTGGTGTCCGTGCTCGCGTAGCGCGCTCTCGAGCACCGCCACGCGGCTGCGCAGGGCTGCGATGGTGACGTCTTTGGGGTCTGGAGGGCACGTTGCCGACGGTCCCAGCGCGTAACGGTGCATGAACCCGTTGAGCGAGTCGCAGCCCTTGCTGGTCTTGAGCGTGCCGTTGCGCGAGACGCTTTGATACTCCACCCGATCAACCGGACGCGAGAGTATCCGTGCCCCGCCGCCCTGCTTGTTCCACCATGTCTCGCCGATCTCCGGCCACCGCATCATCGGATCACCATGTCGATGGCGTTCGAGAGCGCGAGCGCGCTGCCGTCACCACGCAGCCACGCCCTCGCTGCGGCCTCGATGGCGCGCAACCTTGGCAGTGTCGCCTCCAGCGTTGCCAACCGCTCGCGCAGCCGTTCCACTTCGTCGCACAGGACAGGTAGCGCCTCCGTCATCTCATGCGCGGTCCATGCTGTCGCATGCCTGATGCCGCGTGCGGAAAGCGACCGCAGCGCAGTCAGGTCGCTGGTGGATGCGGGCTCTTCCCACCCGCCGCACTCGCACTGGCCGCACCGATGTCTCGGCGACGCGTCGTGATCGCTCTGTGCGTGGCTGCAGCGCGCGCATCGATCCGCAACGCTACATGCCACCTTGCTAGCCTCGGCGTGTGTCGCCGCGAGATCCCTGCGCAGGGAGTCGCGCTCCAGCACTAGGGCATCGCGCTCCGCAACGACCTTCTGCGCGAACACCGACCACGTCCCTTCGCCGGGACCATCGAGCACGCTACTCATCGCGAACCCTCTTCGGCAGTTCGTTCTCGTCGGTCAGTTTCCCGGTCTCCCGGTAGCGAGCCATCGCCGCCGACACGTTGCCGTGCCGTGGGCACACGTCGTCGTTGCCGACGTGGAAGCAGCAGCGCCCGACCGACACGCCGTCACCTGTTCGTTCGCGCACCGCGCACGCCTTCGGCGAGAACACATCCATCACGCGCTCCTACGCGATGCGCGCATCGATCGTCTCACCATGTTCACCCATGCAGCCGTCGGTTCGCCGTCGTGCCCCGCGAGCCACCACCGCACCGCAGCCCAGCAGGCGCTGTGAAACGTGTGAGGTTCGTCCGCAGCGTCGCGGTTATGGATCGCGTCATCCGGCGGTACAGACTCGCCGCATTCGGTGCAGCACAGCATCACGCGTTGCCGCCGCGCGAGTTCACACGAAGCACTGGCTGAACCTGGGCCTCGCGCAGCCGCACCTCTTCGAGATCGGCCTGCACCTGATGGGGCCTCGGTTCGTCCCAGTGGATCGTCCTGATGTGGACGACGTCGCCGTCCTCGTCGATGACGACGACCGGCAACGACGTCTCGGTGCGGTCCCTGCGCAGCCTCCCGAGTTGCTTCGGCGCGCCGCTCAGCGGCATGTAGCTGACGATGCCAGCCGGTCCGTGACACTGACAGATCACGATCCTGATGAGCATGTAGTGATCGAGCGGGCATGGACCGATGATTCGGTCGTCCTTCACTCCGCTGATGATGGACTCGATAACGCCAGGATCGATGGTCATTGTGCGTCTCCGTGACAGAGTATGTCCATGCTGCCGTTGCGGCCCGTGCCGATGGGATGTACGAGATTCATGTCAGCCAGCCTTCCTTGTTTCTTCGCGCCACGTCCGCACTGGAATTCTTGCTGCTTCTGCGAGATCGAGCGCGAGATCGACGCTGATCTGCTGCACTTCACCAAGCATGGCGCGCCGGGCGAGCCAGTAGTTCACGCCGGTACTCCGGCAGAAAGAAGCCAGCGTTTCGCCTCGTTTCGTGAGCTTGCGCTCGAGCATTCTCGCCCCGTCCGACCTCACCATGGAACCTCCCTTGCTGAATCGTCAATACCCGGTTGACAGTACAACCGCAAGCGCATACCGTCCGTGCTGTCACCGTCGGATCAGGCAACACCGGCAGTGACGAGGGTCGAGATGGAATTGTTCACAAGCTCTCGGGCTCGCTCGTTCAGAGCGTGCCAGCGGCAGCACTACCTTCACTACGTGATGGGGTACTGCACGGTCGCCTCGCGCGCGCCGCTTCGCTTCGGCACGGCGTTCCATGCCTGCATCGAGCAGTACTGGCTCTGCGGCACCGAGGCTGCGGTCGCGAGGTCCAGGCAGGCCTTCGACGAGAGCCTCGATCCGTACGATGCCGCGAAGCTTCGGGCGATGGTGTACGCGTACTGCCTCGGCTGGGACGTCCGGCGCGTCGGCTACGTCGAACGCGTGCTGGGCGTCGAGCGCGAGTACAAGCTCCCAATGATCAACCCGCTCACGGGCCGCGCGTCGCGGACCTGGGAGCGTGCGGGCAAGGTCGACGTGATCGTGCTGTTGTGCGACGGCCGCCTCGCGGTGATCGAGCACAAGACCTCCGCAGAGCCCGCAGCGCCCGGTTCTGCATACCGGCATCGCCTGTTGCTGGACCCGCAGGTGAGCGAGTACCACGACGGGATCTTCCGCGCCGAGGGCCATACCACGCGCGGCGCTGACGTGATCCTGTATGACGTGGCGGTGAAGCCGGGGTACGAGCCCTACAGCGCGACGCCTGACGATCAGCGGAAGTACACGCAGGCGAAGTCGCGCGTGTGCCCCGAGTGCAAGAAGAAGAAACAGGCGACGCCGCCGCCTCACACCGTCGCGGTGCTCGACGAGGAGTCGGGCTACGAGACACGGCACGAATGTTCCGAAGGGCGCATCGTGACGGACCCTGGTGGCAGGCTCTACGCCAACCAGCGCGAGCGCGACGAGACGCCCGAGGAGTACGAGGTTCGGTGCCTCGAGATCATCCAGGCGGACTACGACAGGTTCTTCCAGGTTGTCGATGTAGTGCGCCTCGAAGACGAACGCAGAGAATATTTACTCGACGTTTGGAATATTGCTCAGCAAGCCCACGTCTCTGCCCGCACGGGTGTCGCTCCGCGCAACCCGGACGCGTGCTTCCGGTACGGGTCGCCGTGTGACTTCTGGGACGTCTGCACGAAGGTCGCATCGATCGACGACACGTCTCGCTTCGTGCAGAAGCTGAAGACGAACCCGGAACTCTCGATGGAGGCAACTGCCCATGGTGTACAGGACGATGCGAACGGAGAGGCCGATCATGCCGAGTAACGTGTGGGCAAAGTCGATGTGGACGCTGGTCATCCTGTCGGTGCTTGCGATGACGGGATTCGGGTTCGTCTCGCTGGTGCGATCGTGCGACCGGCCGGAGCGATGCCAGGAGACGTCGGCGGTGCTGGAGAGCGGAACGGCGTTCCGGAACGGCACGCAGTATACCTGTACGCCCGGAACGCGCTCCGTCGTGGAGTGGAACAACAGCCGTGTGCTCGTGCGGTGCGTATGTCCAGCACCTGTGAGCGAGCAGAGCGATGGAGGTCATCGATGAGCAGGATGAGTCTGGCGAACGTCACGAAGGGTCGCATCAAGAGCCCAGCGAAGGTGATGGTCTACGGACCAGACGGGGTCGGGAAATCGTCCTTTGGCGCGGCTGCGCCGAAGCCCGTCTTCCTGGGCCCGGAGGTTGGCACGGAGGAACTCGACGTCTCGCGCATGCCGCATCCGACGCAGTGGCCGGAGGCGCTCGAAGGGCTGTCGGTGCTTTTCCTGGAGAATCACGACTACCAGTCCGTCGTGATCGACACGGTCGATTGGCTCGAGCCCATGCTTTACGAGTTCATTCTCACAAAGGTCACGAAGATGACCGATGACTTCTCGGCTGGCTACGCGCTCGCCCGAGAGCAGTGGCGGCTGTTCATGGCCGGGCTAGAGAAGCTACGGGCCGAGAAGCACATGAACGTGATCGTCCTGGCGCACGCCGAGATCAAGGAGTTCAAGAACCCGACGGGACCGGACTACGACCAGTGGCGCATCGCGCTGCAAGAGAAGTCCGCAGGCCTGTTCCGGCAGTGGGCCTCCGACGTGCTCTTCGCGACGTTCGAGACGTTCGCTGCGAAGACGAAGGGCGACACGAAGGCGAAGGGCGTGAGCACGGGCAAGCGCATCGCGTACACGGAGTTCCGTGCCGGGTGGTACGCGAAGAACCGTCACGGGATGCCGTCGGAGATCCCGTTCTCGTGGGACACATTCGCGGAGTACCTGAACCGCGACGTCGAGAAGGACTCGGCGGCGCTGCGCGAGTGGATCACGAAGACTGCCGAGCAGATTCTGGACAAGGCAGTGCGCGAGAAGGTGCAGACGTTCCTGACGCGCAAGAACGTATCGATCGACGAACTCAGGTCCGCGCTCTCGCGTGCCGAGACGCTGGTGTACGAACAGACCGTAACGAAGGAGTGATGAACGATGGGTAATCTGAAGGAAGGCATGTACGACGCGGGGCCTCTGACGGCGAAGCTGGTCGTGTCCTCGAAGAAGGGGACCGAGATGATGGCGTTCGCCGTCATCGTCGATGACGGCGACGGCGGCAAGCACGAGTTGATCAAGAACGGCGGCCTGACCGAGGCGTCGCTCGCGTACACCGTGCAGGACGCCGAAAACCTCGGCTGCGACACCTCGCTGCCGATGAGCGAGTGGAAGGTGGACCCGAGTCGCAAGCTGCGCGTGCGGATCGAGATCGACGAGTACGGGCCGAAGGTGAAGAGCATCTTCGACGCCAACAAGGGCGTCCCGGCCGAGGCGATCCTGAAGAAGCAGGAGATGCCGATCGCGCGGCAGAAGGAGATCAGCGCGCTGCTCGCGGACCGCATCAAGGCGCTGAAGGCGCTGTCGCCCGGCGGCGGCGGCACGGGCGGAGACAGCGGAGGCCTGCCGTTCTGATGTCCGGGTGAAGCCGGGGGGCCTCGCCCCTCGGCCGGTGGGAGATGCGCGATGGCGAGCAGGACGAAGTACCCGACGGTCACCCTGGACGAGAACGAGATGGCGTTCGCTGGGAGCATCGGTGTGGCTCGTCAGACGCGCAACATGTTGCTGGGCAAGAAGGACGCTCATGGCACGAGTCCCGATCAGCAATGGGAGATGCATGTTCGCGGTGCTCTTGGCGAGATTGTTCTCGCAAAGCATCTTGGGGTTCTGTGGAACGGAGATCCGGGTGACCCGGATGCCCATGACGTGGCCGGGTACTATCAGGTTCGCGCCGCCTACAACGAGAAAGACAGCCTGTTGCTGCATCGTAAGGACGAGAAGAAAGGGGATGCTCCGTTCGTCCTGGTGACCGGGAAGGGTCCATCTTTCGGACTGCGCGGGTGGTTCCTGTACCGCGAAGCCAAGGGCGTTGATCGTTACAGAGATGACCCTTCCAAGAGGGGCGGTGGGCCATCGCGACCGTGTCTGTCCGTGCCGATCGACGATCTACACGAGATGTCTACTTTGGAAGAAAAGCCATGGGGACCATGTCGCTCCTACTCGATCCACGAGGAATGGCTACGCGTTATGCCTTTTCTGTACAGGAAGTCGCTACCGTTCTGAGGGGACCATGGACTACGAGTACGAGCGCAAGTGGGTCAGCTACAACAAGAAGTTCGTGGACGTGACGGTCGCGCAGTTGCGCTGCCTCCATCTCGCGAGCGACTGGCTGCACGGTCTGCACCACGCGCCCGACACGGTGCGTCCGTTCTGTGACGACGCCATCGAGTTGGTGTTCCATCGCGGCAAGACGTTCGCCACGTTCGACTTCGACGAACTCACGCGACTCGTGTTCCTGGCGCATGACCAGTGCATCCGCGCTGAGATCGCGTCGGCCGGGATGCACCTCGCCGTGAGGCTCTTCGCTCGACACACCCGTGAGGGCAGCACGTCGTCTCGGCACCCGACGCTGCCGGAGGTCGCCATGCGGTGGACCGAGCGGCAGGGCACGGTGTTCCCGTGAGGACGGTGCGGTTCACCGACGAGCAATTGCGCGACGTGACCGAGGTCTACGAGGGCGTCGCCAACGAGCCCGGCGTGGACCGCAGGGCCCGCATTATTGCGTACGGCATCTACATCGCGTGTCTGCGGGCGGCGTGCGACGTGGCGTTCCCTGGGCGCGTCTCAAGGATCGCCAGGATTCCGATTCAGCGGATAGGAGCAAGACGATGAAGGTCCACAGCGTCGAGAAGCGAGACGGCTACGAGATCCGCATGATGACCGATGGGTACATCACCACGACGCCCGTGCCGATGGCGTACACGCTCGACGGGCACTATATCGGCAACGAGAAGGACGCCAAGCTCCTCGAAGAGATGGGCATCAAGCCGGAGCTTGCGTCGCGCGACAGCAACATCTGCTCCGTCGGGTTCTGCGAGCGCGAGCAGAAGTGGTACGGCTGGTCGCACCGGGCCATCGCCGGGTACGGCATCGGCGACGTCGCGAAGGAGGACGACGGCTGCACGCAGTCAGGGTTCACGCCGGAGTACGAGAAGGCTCACCCGGAACTCGTGATCGCGGTGCCGGTGGGATTCGAGGCGAAGACCTTGGACGACGCGAGGCGGATGGCGATGGCGTTCGCCGAGAGCGTGTCGTGATCACCACGCTGCGGTTCAGGCTGCCAAAGGAACGCGCCGACCTGCAGGCTGCGCTGAAGGCTCAGGCCCTGGCGAGCGCGTTGCGGGCACTCGAGGACCGGCTGCGGTCGTTGCGCAAGTACGGGCTGCCGGACGACGTGAAGAAGAAGAACCATGCCCAGTGGGTGATCGAGTCGCTGTCGGACCTGCTGCACGATGAGATCAGCGATGCTGGTCTTCGGGAGGTGCTCGATGAGTGAAAGCACGTCGATACTGGTCAGCGAGATCGCGCTCCCGCGAAAGCGGGTGCAGGTGCTCAGGATCGCGCTCGAACCGTTCGCGCGGCTTGGCGTGGAGTACGGTGAGAAGAACTGCGCCGATGCGGTAATCACGCTGGTCACGCTGGACGGCAACGACCTGTTGAGGGCCCGTGCGGTCCTGGAGCAGTCCGATGACGAAGGATGAGGCGGGAACGCTGGTGCTCAGGATCGAGGATCTGATGAAGGCCATCGTGAAGGACGCCAAGGTCAACAACTTCTACACGGCGAAGGCCGTCGGCGAGGCTGGAGACGCGCTCGAGAAGGTGCTGACGACCGACCAGTGCGATACGCCGGAGGAGCGCGACCACGACTGCGCCCGCGAGGACTGCGCGTGCGAGGCCGAGCGGGCCAGGATGGAGCGGGACGCTGCGCTGGTTCGCCTCGAAGAGCGCGAGCACGACATGCACCTCCGTGTCCGTGCGGGCTACGACAAGACCATCGCGGATACGTGGCGCGCGGAGGTCGCGAAGGTCACCGCTCGTGCCGAGAAGGCCGAGCGGGATCTGGCCTACGTGAACTCGCTGAACGAGGCCACGCGCGACCAGATCGCAGCGGTCATCATCAGTGAGGCTGACCGTGCCGAGAAGGCCGAGCGGGAGCGTGATGAAGCGCGGGCCGAGTTGGTTGCCGACTCGAAGCGGGCCCTCGAGATCGCGAAGAAGCTCACGTTGGAGAGGAATGAGGCGCAGGCCGACGCGGCCGACGCTCGTGAGATCCTCGACACGGATCGGCGCAAGGCGTTGAAGGAGATCGCGTGCCTTCGCGAAGAGCGTGACGCGGCCAGTGTCGAGGTGGATAGGTTGACGCGGGAGATCGCGGAGGTGGACGAGGGGCGCTGCCGCGCGATCGACGAGCGAGCAACGACCGAGCGCGAACTCGCAGCGCGCACGCGGCAGCGGGACGAGGCACGCGCGCTGTTCGGGCGCGAGTCGGACGCGTGCGAGCAGGCGATCAGAGAACGCGACGCCGCTCGCGCCGAGATGGCAGCGCCGCAACCCGCGTCCGCGACGAGCGCCGGGTGGCCGCACGCGATTGCCAGCGATGCCGCTGCGCTCATGGCGGCACTGGCGTGCCCGCACAACAACTCCGCCGAGTGCGACTGCGACACGCTGCGGTCGCTCAGCAAGGCGTTGGCAGAGGCGACTCCTGGAACAGGCATCGGCATTCACGTTCACACTCTCGAGCGCGTCGCGGAGCTACGTCGGACGTCGGTGTGGCCGAGGGTCGTTCGTTGGGTATGCGGTCTAAGCGCGGAGGTGCAGTGATGACGACCGAGGAGAACGGTTGCTTGTCGTGCCAGCGGCTTCGACACAGCGTACTGGACATGGTGCATCAGATCAGCGTGCTGAAGGGACAGAACCTGCGGCTGCGGCGCAAGTTGACGGCTGACGATCTCGCGGTGTCGGCAGAGAGAGCTACCGCCCTGCGGTTGCTCGAGGATGTGTCCAGGTACGGACGGAGGGAAGCCTGATGAGTGATGTGTTGCCGGATCTTCTCGCCGACTTGAATCGCGTTCGCGCGATCGTCGAGGCGGCCAGGAACTACACCATCGCGTACGACGCGCTGGTCGCCGCGAAGGCGGCGTACAACGGCCGAGGTGCGTCACGCGACGAGCGCCTGCTCGACGCGCTATGCGAGGCCGAGACGCATCACTCGAGCGTCCTGTCGGATCTCAGGAAGGCTCTGAGAGAATAATATCGCACGATCCGCGTACAACGTATGATCTGCCACGAAACGACCGCTCCGGCGGCGGTCTGGATGTTCCGGGCCGCTGATCCTCTCGTTGTAGTTTGGGGCGCGGGGGTCGTGACGTCGGAACGGTCGTTTCGCGGCAGAAGGCAGGAAGATGGACGAGGCGCTCGAGTTGGAATCGGTTCGCGGCACTCAGACGGACGATCCTCGGTGGCGCTGGCGTCACCCGCTCGTCCGGCAGGGCGCATGGTCGCGGATCTACATCTCGAAGGGCGCGGCCCTGGCTGGGGCTGCGATGGCGCTGAAGCACGCGCGGAAGGAGGCGAAGGATGGACTGGGAAAAGAAGGCGGTTGATCTGGCCGAGGCGCTATCTCTGACGGACGACATTGATGTGTTCAGGGCCTCGTTGGTCGAGGTGCATGGACTCGGCGTGTCGGAAGGGCTGGAGACGTGCGCGAAGATGTGCGACGCGAACGCGCTTCGACTCTCCGGGAAGGCGGATGGATTCGGACCCCATGACCATCCTGACAGCGCGCACGTCTACCGATTCGCGGCAGATTGCATGCATCAGCTTGCTGTGACGATCCGCAATCACCGATCTCCGCCCGTAGATGCGCCGGTTCCTGCCGAGATGGAGGTATGCAGGTGCGGTCACTTCCGTCGGTCCCACAACGGAGTGGGTTTCTGCGACGGCTACGAGGACGAGTGTACGTGCAAGGCGTTCGAGTTGTGGACGCTCAAGGAGCAGGGGCCGTGAGCGACATGATCGGTGACGCCTACGAGGCCGGACGGCGCAGCGCGCTCGACCTGCTCGATGAGGTGATCTCGGCGCTGCCGAAGTGCGAGACCGCAGGGTGCGACGCCATCGCGCTGTGGCACTGCTTCGGGGACTACCGTCGGTGCGACGGACATCGCGGAGTCCATGCGTGCGCGCTCGGGTGCGAGACGGAGTACGGGTGGGCCGACGCGGTGCGCAAGCACCTGAAGGAACCACGCTGATGTGCTTCGACGCGGAGCCCCCGGAAGCGTTCTGGCAGTGCGTCCGGCGGGCGCGCAAGGAGCACCGTTGCTGCGAGTGTCGCATCACGATCGAGCCAGGAACTCGGTACGAGTACGTGAGCGGCATCTGGGATGGCTACGCGAACTCGTACAAGACGTGCCTCGGGTGCGTATCGCTGCGTGATGCGGTGGTCGAGCACGAGCGCGCGGCAGGATGCTTTGGCAACGAGGCGTACCCGCCCCTCGGTGACCTGTACACATCCGCCCATGATATCGGGATCGTCTGCTACGTGCCGTGGCGGGATCAATACATCGAGGAGGCATCGTGATCGACGCTGGACCGTTTCCGTGGCTGGGTCTCTGTTACGGCGACGTGCTTGACGTGCGCCCGTACGATGGCGCTCTGCCAGAACTGCTGATCAACATTCCACAGTCAGAGATTCGCGTGGGCCTCTCGCTCGACACCGAGACGACCGGGATCGATCCGAAGACGTGCAAGGTGCTCGAGATCGGCATCAGAGCGTTCGCCTACTCGTGCGTGGACGGTTCGATCCTGAGGATCGTTGACACGTATGACGCGTTCCAGGATCCAGGCGAACCGATCAGCGAGGAGATCACGGGCATCAACGGGATCACCAACGAGATGGTCGCTGGCAAGTCCATCGACCTGGATCGCGTCAGGTCGATGCTCGACGTAGCCAGCATCGTCATCGCGCACAACGCAGGCTTCGACCGTCCGTTCGTGGAGGCCATGGGGCCGATGCCGTCGAAGGTGTGGGCCTGCTCGGACAAGCAAATCGAGTGGAAGGCGACGCACGGACTGCCGAGCGCGCAACTGCAGACGCTGTGCTGGTTGCACGGGTTCTACTCGCTCGCGCATCGAGCAGGCTCTGATGCGGCATCGCTCGTGCGCCTGCTCGCGACGCGCAACGCGAGGACGGGGAACACGTACCTGCTCGAGCTTCTCGAGATGTCGCGGCTGCCGTGGATCCGAGTCTCGGCATACCGGTCTCCGTACGAGACCAAGGACGTCCTGAAGCGGCGTCGCTACCAGTGGGACTCTGACAACAAGGTCTGGCACCGGACGATCGTCGAGCCACGACTCGAGGAGGAGATGGCGTGGCTGCGTACGAACGTGTACGGCGGCGGCGTCTGCAAGGCGGGTACGAAGGCGATCGAGATGACGGAGAGATTCCGATGAGCTTGGAAGCAAGGTTCTGGTCGTTCCACCACGAGAATCCTCGCGTCTACGAACGACTGACAAAGCTCGCGCGACAGGCGAAGCGTGCTGGTCGAGACCGGATCGGGGTCAGCATGCTGTGGGAAGTGCTCCGCTGGGAGTACGCCATGAAGACGACGGCCGGTGACGGGTTCAAGTTGAACAACAGCTATCGGTCGCGGTACGCGCGGCTGATCATGCTACAAGAGAAGGATCTCGACGGTCTGTTCTTCGTGCGGGAGTTGAAGACATGGTGAGCGAGATGCGAACGATGGGCGACGCGGCTGCGCGCGATCTGCTGCGGCTGGCGATGTACGCTCGTGAGACCGGCGTGCGACTCGAGTGGCTCGCGGAGTACGCCGAGAGCGGGAAGCTGCCGAGGGTCACGGGAAACGGCAAGCCTCCGAGGGGCACGTCCGCTCTCGAGGCTGCGCTGACGGCGTGGAACGTGAACTACACGCTGTCTCTCGTGACGCCGGAGCACGCGTTCCGGCCGATGCTCGAACGGGTCCATGCTCGGTGGCGCATGGATGCTGGGCTGCCGCTGTCGCTGGCGCAGTTCTGTGTGCTCGCCGGGAGGAGCGATTCGCTCGTGCGTTGGTGGATCAAGACCGAGAAGCTCAAGGCCTACAGGGACGACGACCACGGGTTGCGCCCGGCGGCGGGACGACCTCCAGGCGTCTGGATCAAGGCAGCCGACGCCAGGGCGTGGCTCGATGCTGCTCGATGACGACGACGACGACGACGACGACGACCCCGAGACGACGCCGAGGACACTCGCCGAGGCGCTGAGAGGCACGGTCGTGGCAGCCTACCGCACGGCGTATCTGGCGCGGCGAGGAGCGGGGGAGGCCCTGCCGCCCTCGCCGGGCGACGTCCTGGCGGTGATCCGACGCTGGTGCGAGACGGGTCTGGGTCTGGATGACGTGGAGCGGTTGTGCCTGGAATTCTCGCTGCCGACGCAGAATCGGTCTGACTGAGAGAATATTCTCAAAACCGTGGCGTACAACCCACCATGAGCACGTTCATCACGATCCCGGCGGCAGCGATCGACGAATACCTCACCAGCAAGGCATTTCGGCGCTGCGACGACGGTCGCACCGAGCGCACCTACGAACGCGTGGGCAAGGCCTGCCCGTCGTTGCGGATCGTGGTCTGGTCGAGCGTGCCCCCCGAGGGCGGCGTGACCCGCGCGGTCGGCGAGGACGCGATCCGTGTCGCCCTGGTCGCCGCGCTGCCCGACGGGAAGCGCCGGTTCGCGCTGCACAAGGCCCGCCGGATCCACCGCACGGGCTCGGTCGAGAAGGTGCTGGCCCGTGTGCTGGCCCGTGTCCTGGAGGCCGCCGAGGCCGCCAAAGCGTACGGGGCCCCCTGCCCCCGCTGTGCCGCGCCCACGTACGCCGACAGCGGCCGGTGCATCGTGCGGGAGTGCCGGGAGGCCGTCCCGGCCCCGGCGGCCCGTCCTGTGCCCATGACGGCCCCCTGCGCTCACTGCGGCGCGGCGACGTATGCGGATTCCGGCCGTTGCACGGTCCGGGCGTGCCGCGAGGCGCACCGGTAGAAAACGACGGTATTCCGATGGGTTACGATTTCCGAGAATAATCACGCGGGGCAGCCGTCCAAGACTCAGGAGCACGAAAATGACAACGACGAACAGCACCGCGTTTCCCCCGTCCCCCGCGCAGGCCGCGATCCTCCACGAGGTGACCGAGGGCGCAGGCAATCTCATCGTCCAGGCCCGCGCGGGCTCGGGCAAGACCGCCCTCCTGGCGATGGTCTGCAACGCGATCCCGCGCGGCACCCGCGTCGTGGCGCTCGCGTTCAACACGAAGAACGCGAACGAGTTCTCCACCCGCCTCCGCGCTGGCGTGGACTCCTGCACGCTGAACAGCCTTGGCTACCGTGCCGTCCGCGCCCAGTGGCCCGGCGCGCGCCCCGAGAACAACGCCGAGCGCGACCGCGCGATCCGCGTGCTCCCCGAGAGCATCGCCCGCTACGCCGCCTCGTCGCTGGCAAAGCTCGTGGGCCTCTGCAAGGGCTGGCTGGTCAGCGAGCCCCAGCAGATCCTCGCCGTCGCCAAGCAGTACGACGTGCTGCCCGAGACGTACTGGCGCATCTCGCCGTCGCAGTGGGCGGGCTACGTCCAGGGGTGCCTCGCGCTCTCGACTGAGCGGTCGTCCAGCATCTCGTTCGACGACCAGCTTTGGCTGCCGGTCGTCATGGGCTGGTCGATCCCCGAGTTCGACTGGGTGCTTGTCGATGAGACCCAGGATCTCAACCCGTGTCAGGTCCAGATCGTGCTCCGCGTGATGGCCCCCGGCGCACGCTGCCTCGCGGTTGGCGACCAGCGTCAGTCGATCTACGCGTTCCGGGGCGCGGACGTCCGCAGCATGTCGCGCCTCCAGGCCGCCCTCGGCGCGAAGGAGTTCCCGCTCTCCGTGAGCTACCGCTGCGACCGCGCGATCGTCGCCGAGGCGCAGCGTCTCGTGCCGGATCTCGAGGCCTGCGAGACCGCTGGCGAGGGCCTCGTGCGTGAGGGCCGCGTGTCCGACCTGCTCGCGCAGGCCGTCGGCGGCGACTGGATCATCAGCCGGAAGAACGCGCCGCTCGCGAGCCTGTGCCTCCAGCTTGTGCGTCTCGGCAAGACGGCCCGCATCCTCGGCCGCAAGGACTCGTCGGCGGAGTTTATGACCCTGATCCGCCGCTCGAAGGCGGCCACGGTCCCCTCGCTGACCGCGTGGCTTGTGGGCTTCGAGAAGAAGGAGCGCGAGCGCCTGATGGTCGGCGGCAAGGAGGATCTGATCGAGGCCGTGATCGACCGCGTTGAGACCCTCTCCGCGCTCTGCGAGGGCCTGGATACCGTCACCGAGGTCCAGGGACGCATCGAGACCCTGTTCTCGGACGAGGCGCTCTCCGGCGCGATCGTGCTGTCCAGCACGCACCGGGCGAAGGGCATGGAGGCCGACCGCGTGTTCCTCCTGATCGACACCTACCGCCCCGGCGCGAGCGCCGAGGAGGACAACCTGCTCTACGTGGGCATCACGCGCGCCCGCCACGAACTGGTCTACATCGAGGGCGCGGACAAGCGCGGGAAGAAGCCCGCGAAGCGGTAGCGCGGGCGGGACACGGCCCCCGATCCGGGGGCTCAAGGAGAGACCATGAGGGATACCAGTATTGATGCCTTCCATGAGATGGAAGAGGTTCTCAGTCTCATGCGGCTGGAGGCCTACAACATGCTGCATGACCACGGTCCTTTGACCGGCAGGGAGATGAATGCTCGGGCGGATAACCCAAGCTTTCATAAGCGGCTGTCAGAGCTTGAAGACATGGGTGTGATCTACACTCCAGGGAAGCGTGTCTGCACCGTCACCGGACTACTCGTTCACGAATGGTTGGTGACGAGCGGGTCTCCGAAGAAGCTGATCAAGCAGGCTCCGCCGAGACCGAAGGCAGAGCAGATTCTCGTTGCGGTGAACTTCATGCGCTGGCTTTACGTGCTTGCTTCCTACCGGAAGAAAGCGGTTCCAGACGAGTTTGTTGTTGTAGTGCGATGGCTTCGGTGGCTCTCGAGAAAAGCTAAGAAAGGTCACATCAGGACTGTTCCCGTAGGCCCATGGCTCATGGATGGTCATTGCGCTATGCGGTGCCTGTACGGGACCGACGCATCTCGCGTCGAAAACCGGGTGGCGTTCATCGAAAAGACGCCGCGCGTACGGGTTGCTCTGGGAGAGGAACAGGGCTCGTGGGAGCAGGGGCCGAAAGGCAGTGCCCCGGAGTGCGGACGGCACCAGCCGTCCAGAGAATGGTGCGACCTGCGTCTGGTAGAACTAGGGTACGTTTGGTAGAATATTAACCAAGACGGTGCGTCTCAGGACTGCGGGAGGAATTCATGGTCACGACGAAGCCGACGGTGCATCTCAACGGCACGAGCCCCACGTCCCTCTCCGAGGGCTACGAGGCGGCTGTGGAGGCCATCCGGGCGGCCGAGCGCACGCTCGCCGATGCGTCGCCCAACGCGCGGGACTACTACCCGCAGGGGCCCGGCGCGTTCGATGTGGCAGACGACGAGCACCGCGCCCGTCGCCTCGCCCTGGCGGCGGTCCGGGAGGATCTCGAGGCGCTCTGGGAGCACGTCCAGGCCACGCGGGGGCGGCGATGAGCGGGCACTCTGAGTGGGCGCTGCGCGTGTTCCAGCAGATCAACCGCTGGCCTCGTACGATGGCCCGGCGGCTGTTCCCGACGCAGCCGCACGGGCACGTCCGGGCGACCCGGACGCTTGCCGAGATGGCGCGCAGCACGGCGCTCGCGATGGACCTGCGTGTCCGAGGGGCGATCTCGCAGGCCCTGGCTCACGAGGACGCGGCCGATGCCGCGTACGGCCGCCTGCCCGCGTGGGCGAAGGACCATGGCGACGCGATCAGTGTGTACGCCGAGGAACCGTTCTCGGTGCTGTGGACGAGAGGGAGGTAGCCGTGGCGATGAAGGAAGAGAACCTGCGGATGCAGCGCGTGAGGTGGTATCGGACCCGCCCGATGCACGTCGCCGAGTGCGACTTCGTCGGCTGCGGAGGCTGCGCACCGAAGCCGCCGACGGAGGCCGACGTGAAGCCCGGTACGCTGTGGAAGCACTACCTGAACGACCGCGTAGTTCGCGTGATGACGCACTACCCGGACACGACGCTGGTGCTGATCCGTGCGCTGACGCCCCCGAATAAGTCCAAGTCACGGGGCGTCATGGGCCCCCCTCGTGTGAACACCGCGCCGATCAACATCAACTCGTTCCTGGCCCAGTACTTCCCCGAGAAGGCGTGACGTCATGGTGACCCGCAACACCGAAGCCGCGATGGACCTGCTCGAGGAGAGTCGCGCGAAGCTGATCGCCGACGCGCGCCGGATCGCCGCGATGCTCATCAGGAAGTGCGGCTACACGCACTCGCGCGACGTGCGTCACGAGATGCACCGCATCGGCCTGCTCGACGGGTACGACGGCGCGGACTACTGGCTGGGCTGCGTGTTCCGCTCGCCGGAGTTCGTGTTCACCGGGGACTGGTACACGTACAGCGACCCGTACCGCAACGTCCACGAGCGGCGCGTGCGGGTGTGGGCGCTTGCGGGCGAGGAGAGCAAGAAGAGGCCAGCGAAGAAGAAGCGCGGTCGCCCGGCGAAGCGGGTGGACACGCGGCAGACGTCGCTCCCGCTCCCGCTGCCCGCGCTGAAGAAGACGCCGGGGACGAAGCGCGCGAAGGTGAACGAGAGGCAACTCGGGCTTCCGGGGGTGTGACGATGATGCTCGGTCTGTACACGAAGCTGTCCGAGAACGTCGCTCGCGTGTGGGACGCCCTCGCGGTGGGCACGCCAGCGATTCGCGGCATCGAGGACCGTCCCTTCGTGGGCTCGATCCTGAACCGGTACTACGCCGACGTCTCCTCCTTCCAGTTCGCGCTGGAGGACGACATCATGCACCACTTCGTCTCGTGGAGACGCTGCGGGGCCCCCACGTTCCGGCTGACGCATGGGCTCGCTTCGGGCCTGTTGCTGACCGATCCGGCCCGCTTGCCGTGGTCAGAAGTTCGCTTGCCGTTCCCGTCGTTCGTCATCTCGCTGCCGCCGGGCGTGATCTTCTTCGACGACTTCGACGGATCGATGATCGAGGCGACGTTCGTCACGATCAACGTGTTCAGCGTGCCGATGACCCGTGAGGAAGGCGAGGCTGTGTTCGATGCGATCGATGACAGCAGGACGCTGCCTGTGGTGATCGAGCGCATCCGCTCGATGCGCTCTGGGCCGCAACTGATGATTCGCGTCTTCAGCGACGGCGACAAGGCGAAGCTTTACTACATGGCCCCGGTCCCGACCGACCCCGCAACGACGGTGCAGGAGGTCTTCGGGTTCGAGAACGACGACGGCATGCTCACCTCGCGCGACCACGCGGCGAACCGTGCCGTGGGACGGATCATCGTCGGCCTGTCGCAGTACCTGACGACCCACGACGAGGGCGGGGATCCCACCTGGACGCCCCGCGCGAAGCCGCAGGGACGGGCACACGGAGGCCACGCCTGGGACGTGGGCCGCGCTGTGAAGCTCTCTAGAGAGGTCCGCGAGGCGGCTGCGTCGTACACGCGGGAGCCCGGCAGCGAGGCCTGGAAGGTGTCGTCTCGGCACGTCGTGCGGGGGCACATGCATGGGTACTGGCACGGGCCGAGGAATGACCCGTCGAGGCGCGAGAAGCGCCTGCAGTGGATTGCTCCGTTCTGGCGGGGCCCGACGGACGGTCCGGTGGTGCAACGTCTCTACGACGCGGAGGAGTGAACGATGAGCTACGACATCACGATCGCGCAGCAATGCCCGCACTGCGGGCACACGGACTCGTTCGAGTGGGATCCGACGTACAACCTCCGGGAGATGTTCGTCGAGGCCTTCGGCGGCAACGGCGTGCGCGACTTCGACGGCAAGAAAGGTAGCGAGGTGCTGCCGGTGCTCGAGCGCGCGCTCGTTGACATGCGCGCTCGCCCGGACCACTACCGCAAGCTCGACTCGCCCAACGGCTGGGGGACGTTCGACAGCGACATCCCGGAGGTCAGCGTCCCCGCGTGCGTCGAGCGGTTCGCGGAGGCGTGTCGCCGGATGCCCGATGCGCTCGTGAAGGTGTAGAGGAGGTCGATGACGATGGAAAATCAGGCTGTACGAATGAACCGCGCCACCCGGCGTTGGCAGGAACGGAAGATCGCGGCGCTCGAGGCGCAGGCCCGCGTGGCTGCGTTGGGTCGGGCGGCGCGTGATCGGGCTCGAGAAGCCCAGAGCGCCTCCGAGGTAGCCTTGGACGCGGCTGCCCAGGCGGATCGGCATGCCGAGAACGTGAGGAAGCGTCTCGCCGAGGCGGAGGCAGCGGAGCAGGTACGCGTCGAGGCTGTCCTGGCGATCCAGGTCGCGCATGCTGCGGCTGCGCAAGAGGCTGAGTCGGCGCGCAGGTGCGTCGAGGAGGCACAGGAGGCCGCCAAGCTGGCATTCGAGGCGGTACAGCGGGCGCTTGCAGCGGCACATCGTGCCGAGAGCGAGGCCAGGGGTATCTGATGTACCCGACTAACGACGGCTTGTACCTGACCGACGACCGGTACTTCGTCGCGCTGAAGCGTCTGCGCGCCCGGATCGCGGGCGGGCTGGCGCTGACCTTCCACGATGACGACACGGTCGGCAGCAAGAGCACCGAGTGCTCGTGGGGGCTGTGCTCGCACGAGAAGGAGGCGTGGCCGGACGCCGAGGACCAACTGTTCGAGGACGACTTCAGGAAGCACGGTCGCATCGCGCCGAAGTACCAGCGGCAGGGGCAGACATGCCCGTTCGATGCGAACCCATCCCGACTCGGAAGTCCCAACGGGTGCTTCTACGACTGCATGGTGTTCCAGCGAAGCAAGCCGACGCCGACGCGGGAGCAGGCACTGGCTCTGTACGACGAAAGGATCCGACGATGAAGAAGCTCTTGCTCGTGGTGTTGTTCCTGACCGCGTGCGGTCCGACCGCGCCGGACCGAGGCCAGTTCACGCCCAGCGAACTCGCGGAAGGATGGCGGTGCGAAGACTACGTGCCCAACACCTTCACCGGTCTCGGAAACTGCGACTACGCATGCCCAGGCCTCGCCGGAGCGTGCTACGCGCGCGCCGAGGCATGGTGCTTCACGTCGCCGGAGTTGCTCCGGTTCCCTCATCGCCAGTGCTGGACGACGGAGGCGCTGTGCGTGAACGCGAGAGACGTCACGAGCGCGGCGATCCAGGACAAGAGCCTGTGCGGGCTCGTGCCGTGATGGTCTGGCTGTGGCTGTGCGTGAAGTGCGGATCGATCCTGTTGTCGCTGCATGACGCGCGGCACCACGAGCATGCCGCGCGCGTGATCAAGTGGCAGGTCGATGACGCGTACCTGTCGGACTAGAAGGTTCCCTTCTTGAAGCGTGGATCGCGCATCGCTCGGTTGAATTCTGCGTTGAACTCCCGGATCTGCTTCGGGGTCATCTTCTTCCAGTCACCGCTCTTGGTCTGTCGCGTGCCGCGCGGCTTCTTGCGGGCCGGAGGCTCCACGCACGCCAGCAACTTCGCGTAGTAGTCCGGCACCTCGCGCAGGTGCGCGAATACGATACGGGACGTGGTGACCTCGTTGCCGCCGGTCACGTCCCGATGCTCGAGTTCGACGGGGTAGCCGAGGCGGAACTCCGTGAGGTCCAGCGACTTCGGGAGGTACTTCGCCGGAACCTTCGCGAGGATCCGTCGGGCCTGTGCGAGCGTGAGCTTCTTCATCGGGTTCTTCCTCGGCGATTCTTCCTTCAGACACTTCTTGCACAGGTAGTCGCCATGCCACGGGCTACTCTCGGCCACCTCTCCGCCTTCCTCGACGGAGTGCGCCGGAAAGATCGCCGCGCGCCGACCGCACCGTGGGCACGGCTTCATCTCCACGTACCTCCCGCCCTGGCGCGCCTGTTCCCGCTGCTGCTCTTCCAGCGACAGGTCTTGCACGATCTTGGCGCGGCGTCCGAGACGGTAGGCTGCCGCCGATGCGGCGCGGTAGCTGCGGTGGCGGCCGACCTCCAGGTCGTCGATCTTGATCACCCAGGCCATGTCTTCTTGCCCTTCATCGTCCGGTACAAGTACCACGCCCCGGCCCCGGCGATGCCCAGCAGGGCGATCGTCTCGAGCGCGCCGAGGCTACCGCTGCTGCCGCTGCCGACCACAAGCAGGTCCATGCGGCTGCGAGTCGGATAGATCCTGGAGAGGGCCTCGTACATCGCCTGCGTGCCTGCGAAGATGTCGACGTGGCCGTACGACCCTGGTCGGTTCGTGAAGCCCCCGGTGTCGCCCGCGACGAACCAGCCGTCATGGACGAACCCGCCTAGCGTCCCGACGCGCGGGATGGCGACGCCGTCCCACTGCCGGATGTAGACCCGCGATCCGTACGGGATGACGTGGCGATCAACGGCGAGGGTCCGTAGTGGCTCGAGGGGGCGTCCTTGGACGCCGACGCCCCACAGGTTGCTCGGTGGCAGGACCGTGTAGCAAGGCGACCCCTGGTAGCCCGCCACGTCGTAGTGCGTGGTGCCGCAGTCGTTCCCGGCGACGTTGATCACGCGGCCGTCCCTGAGCCTGCCGGACCCCTCGATGAACAGGGCGTCCGCATACGCCTGGGGAACCGTCGCGATGACGCCTCCGGCCCGGTCGGTAAGCTGGACGGTCGCACCGCCGCTGTAGTGGGCTTCGTCCGGCGTGAGGTAGTACGTGTTCCAGCCGACGATCGCGGGCATGGCGCGATGCTACCATCGCTGCGGCGGCCGTAGTACCCTCGTGCCGATGTCTACCCAGCACAACTTCGGCCCCGTCGGGATCATCGCCCCGAGCACGGCCGAATTGCCTGACGCCAGACTCCTGCCTCTCGGCAACTACTTCGTATCCGAATCCGACGGCAAGACCTACTTCGTGGTGCGGGGCGTTGGCGGAGTCCACACCTGGAAGCTCGTCTCTGGCGGCGGCGGGGCCCCCCTCTCGAACCTTGCTCCCCTGCCCGTCGGCACGACGTCTCCGGGCACGGGGGTCGAGGCGTCGCGCAACGACCACGTCCATGCTCACGGCAACCAGCCCGGAGGCTCGCTCCACGATCTGGTGATAGCCGATCCGGGTGGTGTGGCCGGGTTCATGTCGGGCCTGCAGGCTGCTCAGCTTGCGGCGCTGGTTGCCGCGCTCACTCCGCCGCCGCTCTTCCTGTACGTGCCCGGAGTGGTTCTCGGCGATCTGGTCACCATCGTCTCGCCCGATACGGTCGGGAAAGCCGACGCCACGTTAACGGCGACGATGCCAGCGATCGGATTCGTCACGTCGTTCCCCGACGCAACACACCTCACGATCGTCATGGTGGGTTCTCTTTCCGGGTTCGTCGGTCTCGTACCAGGAACGAGCTACTACGTCGACAACGCGGTGCCGGGCGGCGTCACAAGCAACGTCGGCAACGGATACCTCGGCGCTCCGTTCGTCACCGGCAACGTGATTCAGAAGATCGGTGTTGCGATAAACCCCACGACGATGCTCGTCGCGATGGGAAGCGAAGATACGCTCGGCGTGTAAGGAGAGTCAGATGGCGCGATTCAAGTATCTGGGCGAGGTTCCACGACCGACAGTAGTCATCACCTATGGACCTTGCACGACGATCAACATTCCCAAGAAGGACGGAACCACACAGGCAGTGGTTGGTCCTCCTGGCGGATTCGTGATCGGGGCTGATATCGGTGTCGATATCACAGATGAGCGATCGTTGCGTGTGATGGAAGCAGATCCAAGGTTCGCGAAAATCTAAGCATCGCTTCGATCACGGCCTGCAAACAGTTTTTACTCGGAGATAAATCGTCATGGCAAATCGCGCATTGATCAATATTGCTGGGATTACCCAGCAGATCCAAAACGGTAACTCGCTCTACGTCGGTGACGCCGTCGAGCGTGCACCGACGACACCCGGATCACTCGGTGTCGGAACAACGACATCTACCACGATCCTGAACCTCGGTACCGGAACAGCCGTTACACAGGTCGATATCGGCACCGGGGCGTTGGTCGCCAGCATCAACATCGGCACCGGCATGGCTCTGGGTGACACCATCACGCTCGGTGGCGGAGGTGTCGGCGGGTCGCTGACGCGAGTCGCTGGTGACTTCGAGGTCGTCGGCGCAGAGACGATTCTAGGTCCTTCTACTTTCGCAGATACGATCATCATCGGTGACGGAACAGGGACCGACACGCTGTCGTTCTTCACTGGACCATACCCGAATGGCGGCTATCTCGGATCGGTCGCCAATCCGAATGTCAGCTTCCTGCCTGAGGTTGCTCACGTACTCAACGTCGGGCAGAGCACGACAGCAGCAACCCCTGGTTATGCCCTCACCATCCAAGGCGGCAAGGGTGTAAACAGCGCAACTCTCGCTCGGGAAGGTGGCACGTTGGCACTGACCGGCGGAGCGGGCGGCGACTACTCTGGCCTCGCTGGCAGTTCTGGCTTCGGCGCGGACCTGCAACTTCACGGCGGAAACGCTGGGTTGGCTGGCACTGGTGCCGGTAACTACGGCGGGCAGGTGGAAATCCTGGGTGGCGCGGCTACCGGAACGGGCCTTTACCCTGGTGGCAACGTATCGATCCAGGGTGGTCTGTCCGCCTCGGGACCGACCGGCCAGATTCACATCGGTGACGCGACCGCATCGCTGCTTTACATCGGTAACGCCTCTGCCACGACGGACTTCCAAGGCAACCTGACCTCCGGCAACGGGACGATCAACTTCGCTGCGAACGGCACGTCGTCGATTTCGACGACTGCTAGCTCGATGACGCTCGACGGCTTCACGGGCGTCTCGCTCAGGAAGAACGGGGTGCAGCTTCTCGACGCCGGGATCTCGGCTGTAAGCACAGTCACAGTGACTGGCGCGCTGTCGCAGTCAGGTGGAGCGATCAACCTCACCGGCAACGCCGCTTCGGAGATCAAGACGTCTCTGGGTGCCGGAAGGACTCTGATAATCTCTGGCGGAGCGAGCGGGCCAGGAATCGCGATGACCGTCACGACTGCTGACGCAGCGCCGGAAACACCAGCAAGAGACACACAGGTGACTGCTGGTGTCGGTGGTGCTACTGCCGGTGCGCTGGCGGGCGGTCTCGGCGGATCCGTGTACATCAACGGATCGACCGGAGGTGCCGGATCTGTAACCAAGGCGGCTGGTGATGGTGGTTCTGCCAACTTCAACGCTGGCGATGCTGGCGCTGCGAATACTGGTGCTGGAGCAGTCGGCGGCACGGTGTGGGTGGACGCTGGTCTCAGCACGAACGGCGGAGCGAACGGTGTCATCAACATCGGCACGTCGAAAGCCGAGAAGGTCACGATCGGTCGCACTGGCAAGACCGTCGAGATCGGTGGCAACCTGTCGATCCTCGGGACGTTCTACACGAACTCTGTTGATCGGCTGACAGCGGGCACGCTGACGCTCGGACCGGCGACCGCCACGCTGGTCGAGATCGGAAGCTCCGGCGCTCCTACATCAGTGCTCGGAGAACTGGACTTCAGTGCTGACATCGTCGGCAAGAAGGAGATCAATCACTCGATCTATGTTGCCGCGTCAACAACGGCGGACGAGGATGGCGGGTCGCTGTCGGCGTACGGCGGAAACAGCAGCAGCGGTGGCGTTTCCGCGAACGGCGGCAGCATCACCATCGCTGGCGGTAACTCGCTTGCGACGGATGGTAACGGCGGAGGCGTCGGCATCGACGGTGGAGCAAAGGCTGGTACTGGTGTCGGCGGCAGCGTCACAATCGGCAAGACAAACGCTCCGGTAGTCCAGTTGGGGCATGCGTCCATCGGTGTTCTCACGGTCCAGAGTCTCGCAGGCGGATGGAATTCAGCGAACGCTGGCGCTTCGTCGCTGACGTTCAACGGAGCGGGCAGCGCGTCTTCGTATCTTGAGTTTCAGATCCTGGGCAACCAACTGCTCAAGATCGGCGGACCAGACGCGTCCGCATCCGTGATGACCGGCGGCTTCACACTTCAGCCCGGCGTAGGAGGCGGCACTGGAGGCTTCTTCAATCTCACGGGAGGTACCACGCTCGCTTCGTTCCTCAAGACGCAGCAACCTATCGCTGGCACAGCATCGGCCAGCAAGGGCATCACCGTCGCGGTTGGTCAGGGTGCCAATTCGACCGGTGGCGCATCCGGTGCTGGTGGCGTTCTCGCTTTGGCGGGCGGCAAGGGCGGCAGTGCGTTCGGTCCTGCTGGAACCTCCAGCCTCGGCGGATCTGCGTCGCTGACGGGCGGTGCCGGTGGTGACGGAACCGCAGCTCAGACGGCGAAGGACGGAGGAACTGTCACCGTGGCCGGTGGTGACGCTGGCGCGGCACCCAGCGTGGGCGCTGACGGAGGCCTCGCGACGCTGCGCGGCGGAGCGGCTACCGGCAACGGTCTCGGTGGCAACGTGTCCATCCAGGGCGGTCTCGGCGCGGGTCTCGGTGCTCCCGGCAGCATCAGCATCGGCACCACGGCATCGAAGAACATCACGATCGGCAACACCGGGACGACCGACCAGTTGGCGATTGACGGCGACGGTGTTCGCATCAACGGCGTCACGCAGCTCACGCTTCAGGCCAACAACGCCGATCTCCTGATCGGCACTGCTGCCACGATGACGATCCAGAACGGCGTGACGCTGACATGCACCCCTGGTGTTGGCGGCGGTATGATCGACCTACCGAAGAACTTCCAGGTCTTCGGGGTATCGACAGCATACGCCAACCCCGGAACTGGCGCTGGCTTCGGTCAGGTCACGGCCGACAACCTGAACACGCTCACGGCGGGTTCCGGTTCGCTCGCTGACTCGCTGCACTATCATACGACCGGTGGCGCGTCGTCGATGGCAGTCACTCTCAACACCAGCACGAACAGCGTCACGGCGGGTCAGTGCGTGTACGTTGATCCGGCAGCAACTGCCACCGCGAAGCAGGCGAAGGGTGTCATCACCGGCAACATGTGCCGTGTCGTCGGCATCAGGGAGGGCACTGCGAACAAGGTGACGGTCGCCGGTATCGTGACGGACGCTCTGTTCGTCGGATCTCTGACGCCTGCTCTTGGTGATGTCGCGTACGTGTCGAACGTCGTCCCCGGCAGTCTCGTCAACACCACGGCTGGTTTCACAACTGTTGGTGTTGACGTGATTCAGCAGATGGGTTTCATCACCGATCTGAGGACGTACAACGGGACATCTGACCTCAAGATGTCGGTTCTGGTTCAGCCGCAGTTCGTCATGCAGGTCTGATAGAGTAGGCTCCGGCCGGGCGGCGCTGATGCCGCCCGGCATCTATTCTCAGGAGCAACGCGATGAGCAGCTACAGAGCAGTCACACTTTTCGACGGGCACACGAGACTGATCCAGAACGCCGACACGCTCATCGTGGGTGCTGGTATCGAGACGTCTACTGGTGCTGCTGGCTACGTGTCGTTCGGTTCCGCCGTTTCGTTCCTGTCGCGCACCACGGTTCAGAGAGACGCCCTCGTCACTCCCGTCGTGTCCTCGACGATCTGGAACAGCACAACGCTCGGCCTCGACGTCTACTACACGCTGCAAGACGCCTCGTCGGCATGGCTGTCGCTCGCAACGCTGCAAGATGTAGAGCTTGGCAACGATCCGGTCTACCCCGGCACGACCTACGCCAACATCCGCACGTTCGGCTTGCTCACGCAAGAGACGTGGACACGCACGGCAGGTAGTACGCTTCTGAAGTCAATCGACTACACTTTCTCAGGCAGCAGGATCACCCAGCAGGTGACGAAGCTGTTCGCGGCGAACGGAACCACCGTCGTGGCCCAGACGACGCAGACGTTCACCTACACAGGCAGTCTGCTGACGGGCGGAACAATCGTGAGGAACGTCTGATGGCTACCACCGTGAATCCAGGCTCTCCGTTCCCGTTCTTTCCAGGCACAGGACTTGTGCCGATCCACAGTGGCGGCGCGGTGTCCTCGAGCGGTTCTGTTGTCGTGTACCCTGGCGCAAACAAGACGTCGTTGTTCGTCAACGTGCTGTCCGCGCCGACGGGCACGCTGCCAACGCTGTCGTACACAGTGCAAGAAGTCGATCCTGGCGACAACACAACGCCAGTCGGAACGCCCGTCACAGCAGGACCGATCAACGGAGTCGTGAACGGTCGTGTCGAACTGCCGATGGTCTTTGGCGGGGCCGTGAAGGTCTCGTGGACTGTGACCGGTACGTTGCCGAATTTCCCGTCGGTCTACGCGACGCTCGTGTCTGTTGTCGGGGCGACCGCTCTTGTGGACTCGTCCGGCGCGGACGTTGCCGCTTCGGTTGGCGGGACAACAGCCAGCGCGATCACTGTTCAAGGGAACGCGAGTGGAACTCCGGTTCGCGTCTCGGGGAACAGGAGCAACAACAATGCTGCTCCTGGCTCAACGAACACCGGATCGTTGACAGTAGTCGCGAACGCAGCAGCGCCGTCGTGGACCGAGGGCAACCTCGTCACGTTGTCGTCTGATCTGAACGGATGGCTTCGCACCACTTCGTTGCAGGCTGGAATTCCTACGGCCGCCGCTCCAAACACTGCCGTCCAGGTGGCCGGTAGCGATGGCACGAACCTTCGTGTTCCGTTCATTGACCCCAACGGCAGGGTGCTGATCAACGGAGCGGGCTCCGCTGGCTCTGCCGTCGGCGGCGTGCTGACTGTACAGGGCGTCGCCAGCATGACGCCCATCGTCGTGAATGGCGACAGGACGAACAACAGCGCCGCTCCCAACGCTACGAACATCGGCGCGCTGACGGTTCGCGCGAACGCAGCAGCGCCGTCGTGGACCGAAGGCAATCTGGTCACGCTGTCGTCCGACCTGAACGGAAATCTGCGGATCACCGGGGCGGTCACCGGAACGAAGACCAACAACAACGCTGCGCCCGGCGCGATCAACCTGGGTGTACTGCCAGCCGTAGCGAATGCTGTGGCTCCGGCATGGACCGAGGGCAATCAGGTCGCGCTGTCAACTGACCTCGCGGGTAGCCAGCGCGTCACAGTTCCGCAGTACATCACCGGGGCGTCGAGTTCGCTTGCTTTCGGTGCCTCGCAACGACTGAGCGTGTCCAGCGACTCGATGCTGTTCTTTGACCCTATCCAGAACGGGGGCATCAATACGGCGCTGTGGTCAACGTCGGCTACCACCATGACCAGTGCCGTGAGCAACGGCATGATGACGCTAAACAGCGGCAGCGTCACCGCGATCAACACCAACATCGGAATCTCTTCGCTGCGCCAGATCCCGTGCGGTGTAGGATACGCAACACAGATCCAGCATCGCGCAAAGCTGTTGTACGGAACGAATCCGACGAACTGCCAGCATGAACTAGGCGTCGCGAACGGCACGGGCGGAGCGGCCATCACGGACGGCATCATCTTCCGCCTGGACAGCAACAACCAATTCCGTGGAGTCGTCAGCCAGGGAGGCAGCGAGACGACAACGAGCGTCTTGACGACGCCAGTCAGCAACGCCTTCTACACGTTCCAGATCACGATCTACGAGGACCGCGCTACGTTCGCGGTGATCAACTCGGACGGCACTATCTACGTTCAAGCGACGATCAATACCCCTCTCGCGAATCAGTGGCTTACCAACCAGTCGTATCTCCCCGTGTTCGCTCGCGTGCTCATCGGTGGCACGGTCGCGCCGTCCGCGCCGCAGATCGGTCTCGTTTACGTCTCGGCGAGTCAGAAAGATGTCCAGGCTACCGATCCGTACGCCGTTCAACTCTGCGTCGCTGGGGCGCGCAACGGCAACATCGACCCGACTACGTACGCTCAGACCGCGAACTGCTCGCTGACGGCAAACCCGACGACGGTTACGCTTTCGACCACAGGAATCCCTGCTGGCGGCACCGGGCTAGGAGGATGCTTCGCGTTCACCAGTATCGCAACGACGGCGAACATGCAGGTATTCATGGGTCGTCAGAACCCAAGCCCGTACACCCTGGTGATCACTGGCTTCGCCATGCCTCCGCCTGTTGTTACGACGATCATGGGAGCAACGATATCAATCTTCGAGTTCAGCCTTATGGTTGCCAATACCAGCAACCCAAGCACCGCGACTCAGATGTTCTGCTATCCGCTTGGAATGTTCAGCGCGACAGCGAGCGCGGCAGTAGGAACGGTGTTCAACGGGCAGTCGATCATCAAGCAGTTCACGTCTCCGGTTGTTGTTCCAGGCGGATGGTACGTGTACCTCATGGTCCGTCCGGTGAGCGCGCCAGCAAGCGGTGTTGTGCGCGGTACGATCGATATTCAGGCCCACAACAGGTGATGCATGTTCCGTCAGACGATCAGTTTTCAGGGTCTCGGCGTCGTCGATCTTCGTTGGCCCGACTTCAAGGCTACCGTGGGGTCCGACTCGCTATCGATGCGGTTCATCGAGCGCGATGACAGCTACACGATCTTCGCTCTCGAAGAGAGCATTGCGTTCACGACGCTGTTGCTCAAGCAGAATGCGTCGGACCAGTTCGCGTGGGACGAGTACTCGCCAGACTACACGAAAGCTCAGAACGATGCGGACCGCGTCGAGTTCGAGACGACGTATAAGGCTACCGCGAACGCGCCGATCCAACTGAAATCAGCCAGCCGCGTACAGGGCGTTGCGGCTGCGAAGGGTCTCGGTGGATATCTGCCGAATCCATCGAACAACCCGTACATGCCAGCCAGCGACGAACTGGTGTCGCTGTACGTGGACGGCGAAGGATCTCTTGTCACGCGCGGCGTCGTGATGACCGACGAGGGAAGCTTCCGTGACGACTTCAGCGGTATAGACCTTGCGACTCCGATGACTGGATCGGTGACGGTCACGAACGGCAGTCAATTGGTCGTTGGAGAAGGCACGCTGTTCATGTCCGAGATCAGCAGGACCGGCTACGTCCGAGCGTACTCGGCTGATGACACGTTGTGGGTCAAGACAGCCCGCATCATCGACGACACCCACATGCTGATCGACTCGCCGTACGCCGGAGCAACGGTCACGGGTGACATGTTGATCCAGGCCGAGGCGGTCCCGCAGAGCATCGGCGCTACACCCGGAACGATCTCGCTCGATGGCGCGGGAAAGCTCCTGCTTGCCTCTGGCACGGCCGCCGACTGCGGGGTCGGTATGTGGCGGATGGCTGACTACGGCCCCATGTCGATCACCGGCTGGATCTCCCTGCCGTCTCGGCAGGCGGAGCAGAAGGTGTGGTTTGGCTTTCGAGACGATCCGGCGGCACCAGACATCTACGTCGAACTGGAGTTCACCGGCATCGACGACACCAAGGCGACGTTCGTCTCCAGCTTCCATGGCGAGACCGAGACGACCGAGATCACGCTGCCCGCGTCATCGTCTACTCAACTGAAGTACCGGATTTCGGTGATGCCTGAGTACTGTGAGATCCAGGTGGGCGACAGCGCGCCTGTGCGACACGAACTGCACATCCCTGATCCGTACTCGGAGATGGTGATCTCGGGCGGCATCGTGAACACCGCGACCGCTGTAGAGACGGTCATCGAGGTAGACTGCGTCTTCTTCCAGAACTTCGACCGCATCGCAGTGAAGCAGTACTGATGAAACTCTTGTACATAGCAATCGCTCTTGCCGTCGCTGGCTGCCCGCCTCCTGCCGACAACTGTACGCCGCGAGTCACTCGCTGCGTCGGGAACACGTCTCAGATTTGCAGTACGAGCCAGCGGTGGGAGACCGTGGCGAACTGCTCCTCCGTCACACCGGTCGACCGCCAATGGACATGCTGTGCGGTCGGCAACGATCATGTCTGCCTACCAGCGAGTAACTGCCATGATTGAACCATCGGACGGTGAAGTGCAAGACCTGTGGGCGCACATGACAACAAAGTACAAGTCTGTCGTCGTTCAGAAGTCTGATTCAGAGTTCATGCAGATAGTCGCGCAGTTCCTTGACAGGATGCAGATATCCGACCGTGACATGTTCATGTCCTCATACACGACGACGATCGGAAACCGCATCTACGTGCCGTTCGACATCGGTGTCGAGAACGACATCTGGTCGCTGTGGGACCAGATCGTCGTGTGCGCCCACGAGCACCATCACATCGAGCAGGAACAGCGGGTTGGCATGGCGCTGTTCAGTTGGCAGTACCTGAGCGACGCGGACTCGAGAGCCCGCTTCGAGGCCGAGGCGTACATCTGTCAGGCAGAGTTGGACTTCTGGCGCTTCGGCGAGTTGTCGTACGCGCCGGAGGACATGGCCGAGAAGCTCAGGGGCTACGGATGCAACGATGATCAGGTGAACATTGCTGCCGACGTGATGAGACTGCTGGGCAAGACCGTGCTTGCCGGGGGCGTCGTCAACCAGTCGTCTCGTGACGTGATCGTGTGGCTCGAGCAGTTCGCGCCCGAGATTCGTGGCTAGGCACCGGTCCGCGATCTGAGTTCGATCTTCGTCCCTGGCACTACTCGGCAGTTCCGCACCATCGTCAACGCGCACAGCGCCGACTGCTCGTACGTCCCTAGCTCGATCACGAACCGTTCGATCGTTACCGTCAGCGTTGGGCCGCCCGTCGTGATCGTTGGGCCGTTGTCTCCGGGCTCGCGGTAGCTGCCCTCTACGTGTCGAACCGTGCAGCATCGAGTGCCCCGCTCGCAGGTGCGACTCGATGCTCGGTTGGTCACGCAGCCTCCTGTCGTCATCTCGCCCCGGCCGCGTACTTCGTGACGGCGTCCCAGAACACCTTCGCAGCCTCGTCGATGGTCACACCTTCGGCGATCTTCACGCGCGCACCGCCGTCGTAGAGTGTCACGACGACCTTCTTGCCATCACCGAAGCTGATGCTGCTGGGCGTTGTCGGGCCCAGCGTGAGCGAGGACGCGAGCGGTTCCTGCTCCTCGTTCATCGAACGCGCTCGATCGTCCCCGTGTCGACCTGGATCGTCCACGTCTCGTTCTTGGTGTCGACGCCGACGGACTTCGACGCGGCGTCCGCTGCTTGGGTGAGGGCGTCGTTGGCGGCGATGATCCTTGTCATCGCGGCGTCCCTCGCGGCAACGATCTGGGTGAGTTGCACGTTCGCGTGCTGCTCCTGTACGCACAGGTTGGCGTACTCGATCTTGGCGTTGCCCGCCTCCGTATTTGCCTTTCGGATGGCTTCGATCGCCTCCTTCGGCAGGGTCTTCTTGGTCAGGGCGAGTGGTGCTTTCTTGCTCATCGTTTTCTCCTGGTGATCGCCGACCGTAGCCGACAAGATTGCATTCCGCAAGCGGTTAGCGTACGGTCGGTTGATGAAATTCGAGTTCGGCAACAAGCTCACGAGTCCGCTGTGCTGCGATCAGGTGCTGGTCCGCGTGCAGGGCGGCACGTTCTACGTCGGCCTCGGCATGTGCCAGCCTACCTTCGACGATGCCAAGCCGCCCGAGACGTGCGACATCCACTCGTTCGTGAGCATGAGCCCTCTCATGGTGAAGAAACTTCGTGATCTGCTGACCCAGTCGGTGGCGCAGTACGAGGAGGCGTTCGGAGAGATCAGGACAGAAGCCATGCCTCGCGGCCGGTGGCAATCCGGCGGCGACTCGAACTGATCAGGCTCGGCTATGGGTCCGTGATCACATGAGAACGGGTCCACGCGGCGGCGCTACCTGCGGTTCATCCGTTGTAGTAACCTCCGTTCCATGACCACACAGCACAACTTCGGGCCCGTCGGGATCCTTGCTCCGACGACGGCAGACCTTCCCGATCCGAGACTGCTGCCTCTCGGCAACTACTTCTTCTCGGAGACGGACGGCAAGACGTACTTCGTCGCGCGTGACGGTACGGGCCAGCACATCTGGAAACAGGTGATGGGTGCGGGCGCAGGCGGCAGTGCCATCGTCTGGCCGCTCGGTGTGCCGTGGTCCTCGATTGCCGCGCTCCTTGCTGCCGCTGGGGACGCCGCGCTTCTGCTCGTCGAGGGCGATCCGACTGGTGCGCCGCGCCTGATGACCGGCGCGGTTGGAGTCCCGTACGACTTCTCGTTCGTCATCTTCATCGGCGCTGCCAGCGATCGAACGAACAACGTCACGGTGCAGATGGACGTGAACGTCAAGGTAGACCCGCCCGTCCTGCGCTCGCGCGACATCATGTGGGCTCCGACGGCACCAGACCTCTTCGACGGTCCTGCCGATCCAGCGTTCGAGGTCGACCTCGACGGCGGCGGTGTCACGCCACCTGGACCGATCGGGGGCCGCTCCGTCTTCTTCGCCCCGAGCGGGTACTCGCCGCACAACTTCCGTCTCCGCAACGGAGCTATCCTCGACGGAACGAATCTGGCAGCTACCGACGAAGGAATCTGCCGTCTTCGCCCAAGCGTCAGCGACGAAGTGTTGGTCACGGTCGAGAGCTACGGTGGAATCTTCGGCCCGAAGAGCTTCATCAACTTCGTTCCCCCGGTGATCCCACCATTTCCTCCCTTCCCGGTTCCCACCACCGCTGTCGTCGAGGCGAACATGGACGCCAAGACACGCATCGACCCTGGCTACAATGCAGTAGCGGTGGGAGGCAGCAACGTTGCGGTCCGGTATCAGGACGGCAGTTCTGTTCCTCTGAACCTGCCAGATCCGGCGAAGCGCGATGTTTCCTCGTACGTGGCGTACGACGATGCGCTCGTGATGCCACCGCTCGGTGTAGGCAACGTCCAGGACGCGATCGATGTGCTCAAGAACAGCGCGCCGGATCTGGAGGCAGTGCTTGCTGTTGGCAACAAGTCGGGCCCTCACGACGTCCTGATGCAGGCCGGTCAAGCGGTCGACACGGACGGGGCGGCCCAGCTATCGCTTGGCACCGGCAATGCCACGAGCATTGCGATGGGTCGCCCTCTGGGCGGCGCAGCAGACCTTCAGGTGTTCATCAACCAAGGTGGCGCTGCGTTCATCTCGAACGCCGGAATCCAGTACTCTTCGACGTTCGCGAACCGAGCGCAGATTCGCCTGAACGCCTTCGGCGACCACGGTGGCGTGGCCGGAGTGACGGCGTTCAAGAGTCGCGGTGCGACGGTCACTGCCAAAGCGAGCGTGCTCGCTGGTGACCCGATCTACCGTGTCACGGTCATCGGTGTGACAGGCGACAACGACAAGACTCCGGTCGCCGGGTACATCGACTTGAGCGTCGCTCCGGCAGGGGTCCAGCCGCTCTACGTCGCTTCGCAGTACGCCGTGTCGCTGGTGCCTCTCGAAGGTCCGATCAACTCCATCCAAGAGATGTGGAAGATCACCTCGCAGGGCGTTCCATGTCTCCGCGAGGAGTTCCATCAAGGCCCCAACGGTGACAGCGTCACCGTGGTCGCGGGCGTCATCGCTCTCGGACTCGGCGGAGTCGTCAATGTTCTGAATCCCAATATCAAGGCGAACACGCGCTTCACCCTCACCATTCAAGACGGAGGCGCGGTGCCGCTCGGCAGCGTCTACGTGGCTAGCCGAGTCGTCGGTCCTGGCGGAAGCTTCAACATCCAGTCCACCAACGCTGCCGATGTCGACGTCCTGGTTTACTGGCAACTCTGGGAGCAGGTAGTACGGTGACAACGCAACACAACTTCGGTCCCGTCGGCATCATCGGTTCGACCATCGCTGATCTGCCAGATCCGAAACTGCTTCCCCTCGGTGAGTACTTCATCTCCGGGGCCGACGGCCGGACGTTCTTCGTCGTGCGCAACGGAGCGGGGCAGCACGTCTGGGCGGAGGTCGCCGGAGCGGGCGTGGGATCATCGCCCAACTTCGTCCTCGCGGACTTCGGCACGCAGGATCCGTCGCAGGGGCGCTACACATCGTGGGTCGACCTCATGGCCGCGCTCCAGCAGGTCCAGTATGGCGCGGCCCCTATGGTGCGCTGTGCCTTCGAGACCGGCCCGTTCACTGTCCCTCTCGTTGGAATGCCTGCGAGCGGATGGGATCTTCGAGGAGGACGGTTCACCAGCTTCTACGCTGCGTCTGGCACAGTGATTCTCGATCTTCCTGCGGGCGTGAAGATCGACAACTGCTTCGGCATCGGGTCTGGCGCAGACCCTGCGGCCGGTTCCCTCTTCCTCAAGATCGCCCCGCCTGCCGGGACCGGCGTGCTGGAGTGGACGGCGCTTCCTCCGGGGGCACCGAGCATCTTCTCTATCGGTGGTGGCTGCGCTGTGGATCACTCAACCAGCACGGGTGCGCTCATCCGCACGAACGGCGTCAACGGTTTTGCCGTGATCGCATGTGTCGGCGCGAATCAGAACGTGGGACTCGTTCCTCCACTCTCGGGTCCGCTCGTGCAGCTTCAGGGCAATGACGGTGCGGTCGGAGTTCAGCAACTTGCGCCCAACGGGTTGCCGGATGGCTGGATCGTTGGAGGCGGACTCACCAGCGGACTTCTGAGCATCTACGACATCTCGGCGAACCCGAATACACCCAACCCGGCGGTGTGGATTCCCGGCTTCAGCGGAGGCGCGGGCGTGACGACGCCGTTCCCGCTCCAGAGATCGAGCCTGCTCAGCTACTCGCCTGTGGCTCCAGCGAACTGGGCGGGCTCGCCTGCGGATGTTGCCGCAGCGATCGATCGCCTCGCCGCTGCGGTCGTCGGGCTTCTTGGCGGACCGATCCCGTAACTCACGAACAGAGAGACAGAGACCATGACCACGACGCAGCACAACTTCGCAACGACCGAGATCATCACCGACGGCCTGAGCCTGCCCGACGCGAGGTCGCTCCCGCTCGGAACCATCCTGATCCAGGAGACCACCGGCAGGAGCTACTACGTCGTCCGTGGCGGCGGCGGCATGCACATCTGGATGCTGTCCGGTTCCGGCGCGGCTGGTCCTCCCTTCCCGGCCACGGAGATTGTATTCGGGTCGGGAACTGGTCTCGCGAGTGATCCGCACTTCGTGTGGAACTCTGCCTCCGCCGCGCTCGTCGTTTACGACATGGCGGGCGTCCCGCTGTTCTCGACCAACGGCACCGCCCTGAATCGTTCGGCGTTCTTCAGGGACGCGGCGAACGTCGCGATGGTCGAGATGTTCAGCAGGAACGATGGAACGCGGAAGTTCGACCTGCTCGACGAGAACGCGACAGCGATGCTGCACGTCAGCCTGTGGAGTTCCACCAGGATCCTCGACGCGCTGAACCCCTTCGGCATTTCCGCCATGAGGATCGATACCTCTCCGGGCGTGCAGAACGTGCATTTTCGCGATGACTCTGGACGTGACCTATTCGTGATCGACGAGCTTGGTACGGCGCGAAGCGTGGCCGTGTCGGACGACACAGGTGCCCCGTTCGTCATCGCGAGCGCGCTGGCGGCGACGCGGACGTTCGCGGTGGTCTTCCCGACGACCTCGTTCGGTGCCTTCAGCGTGAACACTCGGCCCGCAACGGCGGGCGTGACCTGCAACGACGTCGCCGACAACATGGTCTTCTACGTGGACGAGCGCGTCGCGTCGCGACACGCCGAGTTCGGCGCTCCCGCGCAGTTCGCGCCGTACACGCTGGCAACGCTGCCGCCCGTCGTTGACAGTCAGCAAATCTGGGTGAGCGACGGGCACAAGCTCATCGATCCTCCGGGACCAGGGACCGGCACGGGCGTCATGGCGTACGGGTCGCTGCTGCCCGTTCCGGCGTGGCGCGTGTTCTCGACTGACCTGCCCGTCGCGTAGTTGCAACGCACGTCCTGTGTCGGGTATGCTATCGGCCTCAGAAGCCGTCGTAGCGACGGATCCATTCACGGAGGAGAATCGCCATGGCCGGTCCCGCTGACATCCAGAACAACTTCGGTCCCATCACCATCGTCGGCAAGGACTGCACGCTCATGCCCGACCCGCGTGAGCTTCGTCTCGGCACCTGCTTCGTCGAAGAGGTGAGCGGCGCGGCACACTTCGTCGTGCGTGTTGTGACGCCCGGACCGACGTTCGGGCATCACATCTGGATGCCTCCCTGCATCTGATCGAGGAGGAACAACATGGCCGGGACCATCGACATCCAGATCAACTACGAGCCTCGCACCGTTCTCGGTGCGACATGCTTGCTTCTGCCGGATCCTCGTCAGCTTCCCCTTGGTACGCGCTGGGTGGACGAGGAGACGGGGCAGTCTCGCTACGTCGTCCGCACGCCTGTGACCCTTGTTCACAGGTGGATGCCCGCCTGCCTCAGGTAGCCTTGCCGCATGGGCATCGTTTGCCTCACGCTGCTCGTGAAGAACGAGTCTCGGTCCATGAGGCAGACGATCGAGTCTGCCTGCGAGGCCGTTGATTGCTGCGTCGTTCTGGACACGGGATCGACGGACGGAACCCAGCAGATCGCACGCGACGCGTGCGACGCCTGCGGGATCCCGCTGTTCCTGTACGAGGAACCCTTCGTGGACTTCGCCACGTCTCGGAACCGGTCGATCGACCTGTCCCGAGGCAAGGCGACCTTCGCGCTGCAGTTGTCCGGCGATGAGTTCCTTTTCGGCGGCCCTGCGCTACGGGACTTCTGCAAGAGCGCCACGAATGGCGTCTACTCCGTCACGATCAGATCGGGCGGCCTCGAGTTCCCTTCGACCCGTCTCGTGCGCCCGGATGACTCCTGGCGATGGATCGGCGTCGTCCACGAGTACATGGCGAAGAACGGATCGCCGCCTCCTGCAGGCATCGTCCCCGGCGCGTACATCACGCATGAGGGGTTCGATCCGGCGCGCAAGGTCGCCCGGTTCAAGCAGGACGAGGTGCTGCTGCGGGCAGAGCGCGCTCGAGACCCGTCGAACGCTAGGGCGGCCTTCTACCTCGCCCAGACGCTCGAGGATCTCGGTCGCCTTCCCGAGGCATTCGTCGCGTACCACGAGCGCATCGCGCTGGGAGGGTGGGACGAGGAAATCTTCGAGGCGAAGTTCCGTCTCGGCCGCATCTCCGAGCGCATCGGACGTCCGTGGTTCGAGACGGAGGCGCTGTACCTTCGCGCGTTCAAGTATCACCCGTGGAGGGCTGAGTCGCTGTTTGCCATCGCACAGCATTGGTCCGGCGCGGGGCGACACGACGTCGCGGTGCTCTTCGCCGAGAGAGCGTACCGTCTACCGCATCCCGGACGCGGCCTGTTCATCGATAGGGACGTGTACACCTGGAAGGCTGCCGACGCTCTGGCGACCTCGGCGTACTACACGGGCAAGCGGGCCCTCGGTTCCGAAGCCCTTCGGAAGGCTCTCGCCGAAGCTCCGCCGGAACAGCAGGCGAGGCTCGAGAAGAACCTCTCGTTCTACGCCCGGTAGGCCGCGAAGCGATTGGTCAGATCGCCCGTCTTGATGTCCACGACGTTGTCGCCGCGCTGGGCTGTCCTAGCAAGCTCGAGCGAAGCATCGACCGACGTCTTGCTCGATGCCGCGAAGCGATCCGCAGCCTTCTTGACGGCACCGTTGTTGGCGCAAGCGGTGCGCAAGTTGTCTTCCGTCTGCGCAACCAGCAGTGGCGTCGGGGGCATGGCTATCCTCGTCGGTGTGTGGAGTTCAGGTTGAGCAGGGCCTGGGTTACTTGGCCCAGCGCGGCGACTTGGGCCATCGTGGCGTTTGCACCAGCGTTCAACGCAGTGACACACTCTTCGGTGTTCTTCATCAACTGTGCCGTCACCGCTTGCGCATCCAGCACTCGCTGGTTCTGCAGGGTCTGGATCAGGGTATCCCGCTTGTCGCGCTCGACCTTCATGTCCCTCCAAAGGTAGACCACCACCCCCGCGAGAGCAACGATCGCTGCCCCCAGGAGTCCGGCCTTCAGGAAGGCGTTGCCCGGCGTCTCGACTTGCTGGGCCAGGGTGACGAGAAGACGCATGATCCTGCGACATTACTTGAGAATAACCACTGGATCAACTGATGCGACGTAGAGCGCATACGCTCCGACGGCGATGACAGCGAACAGCCCGAGGCTTGTGCCGGGCGATCCTGTTCCAAGACGCACGGAAGCCTCGGCGCTTGCGACGTACTGGTCGTCCGCCTGCGGCCTCGCTCGAGTGACCATGTTCCAGGCTTCCTGCGGAGACTGACCGAGCGATCGGAGGTACGCGTAGGCCATCGACGGCGAACGGGAGACTCCAGCCGCGCAGTGGACGAGGATCTTCCGTCCGGGCTGCGCGAGGACGGCCCGGATCAGCGCGACGCCCTTCTGGTACGCCGACGGCGGCTGTGGGCCTCCGCGATCGAGCATCGGCAGGTAGAAGTACCGGATGCCCGTGCCGCCGTAGACCTCGGGCATGGGCCGCTCGTGCGCAGCGGGCTCGCCCCGCAGGTCCAGGACGTCCGTGATCCCGGCGCGGCGCATCGCGGGCAGCCACGAAGCGTCCGGGACGGATCCGATCGCGAGGCGCGGGGTGATCCAGACGAAGTCAGCCACGGTGTCTCCTTGACCACAGGAACGCTATGCCTGCTCCCGCGAGGACAGCGACGATCCACGGAAGATTCGACTCGGTCTCTCGGAAGGGTCCGAGCGGCACGTTGTTGCCGACGCGCCACGCCTTGACGATCCAGCGATCCGACCAGCCGACGTGACGTACGCCGAAGAGATGCTGCACCACCATGGGCGATGCGTCGATGATGGGCCCACCCGCGCGGTCTTCGACCCAGCATGCCGGTCCGTCGTCCACAACCTCGGCGATACAGCTTGCTCCCGTTCGAGGGTTCACGACACGAACGTGGGTGCCGCATCCGAAGCGATGCGAGCCCGCGATGTAGAACCAACTTCCGTCCACGACGGGACCGCAGGCTGTGTGCTGAGCATCTGCGCCGCCTCCGAAAGTCGTGAGGTAGTAGAGGTCGTCAGCAGGCAGGTTTCGGCCCGTGTTCTCACCCTGCCGAGAGCATCGGTAGTCAGCCACGACGACCGTACTTCCTCCAGGCGTAGTACCCGCCCCCGGCGAGGGCCGCCGCGACGAGCAGTGCTGGCGGGACGAACGATCCTCTGACGACGAGCCAGGACGGCACGTCGCGAGGCGCAGGATGGCCGTAGCGCCCCGCCTGCGTCCAGAGAGAGGCGCTGCTCCCTCCGTCGGTGTACATCGCCTCGTCGGCCCCTGCGCGAGCGAACTCCTCCGCGAACTGCCACATGCTCATCTGGCCGACGGCGAAGGCCAGCGTGCCGTCCCGCATGATCGCCATCCCGGCCCGCCACTCAGCACTCGTATCGACGGATGGCGAAGCCACGTTCCGGCCGTTCACCACGAGCGTGGGGTATCCCTGCACGGCGACCCGAGCCCCAGGAACGACGCTGGCTCCGTCGGTCGCGAAAGGAAGGTTCCCGACGACGGAGATTGTCATTCCGTCGTCAGGGTGACGACTCGGCACGGACGTCCCGTTGACGCGGTCGTACAGCAGGTACTCGGACCCCGACCCATCGAACATGGGTCCGTCGAGCGCGAGCACGGCGCGATCCATGTCCGGTGGGTCGAGCAGCACCGCGAGGTCGCGCGCCGAGAACGACCTGACCGTGATCACGCTACACGCCGTAGGTCGGTAGCAGCGTCGCGTTCCCGTAGGCCTGCCGCGCTTCGGTGTTGATCAGGGCCACGATGCCGAGAGGAAGCGTGTACGGGGCCGACTGGAGCGACGTGCCCGAGATCGTGAGGAAGCCGTCCACGAACCGCGAGGCGTCCTGGAACACCGAGGTCGGCAACGCTGCGGGCGCGCTGCCAGCGGGCAGGTTCATCATCAGTTCGTAGTACCGCTTCGTGCGCGGTCCGTACTCGCCGTCCGGCGGATCGATGATCTGCCCGGTGAGCGGCGAATCTCCGCTCGTGAGCGCCTGGGTGGCGCTGTACAGCAGGTTCTGGAACCAGTAGGTGCGTCGCGCGGCCTTCGATGCGCTCAGGCGGGTGACCATGGCGGTCACGGCGGGTGGCCGAGGAGCGCCGAGAGGAGGCGTCGGTACAGGTCCGGTCGGCGTCGTTCCGCCTCCCGTGCGCGGACGTGGCGGCGGAAGGGAAGCCGCGTTGGCATCGCTCGAGCGCGTGAGGATGTACACAGGGATCCCAACCACGGCTGCGCCGATGAGAACCTTCGTCCAGGGGAATGCTTTCCTGCTTGCCATGCGCGGAGGATATCACGGGTTGTGGTAGTTTCGGCGAGTGGCAATTCAATTCCTCGGCGAACGAACCCTGCAGGCCGTCACGTCCGGCCCGCCCCGCCCCCGCGTCTACCTGGACTCGGCAGCGACCACGCTGATGGCCGAGCCTGTCAACCGGGTCATGCAGCGGTATCTGGCGTCAGGCTGGTACTCGAACCCGCACTCGGAACTCACGACGCCGTCGCGCGTCACGGCCGAGGTGATCGCCGAGGCGCGAGGACTTCTGGCCCGCCTCGTGGATGCCCCCGAAGGACACGTCGTGGTCTTCGGTGGATCCGGGGCAACGGAGCCCCTGAACATCCTGAGCGTGGCGCTGTTCTGTGAGGGCAGCGTCCGAGACACGGTCGTCGTGACGCCGCAGGAGCACCACAGCAACCTCTTGCCGTGGATGCGTGCCGCATCACGCCTGATCGTGTCCCCGCTGAACAACGACGGATCTCTGGATCTCGAGGTGTTCGAGAAGATCCTGCTTGCCGAAGGGAAACGAATCCGTCTCGTGGCCGTGACGGCAATCTCGAACGTCACGGGCGTGCGCAACCCGATCAGCGAGATCGCGAGGATCGCTCATCGTGTCGGCGCGGAAGTTGTCGTCGATGCGACGCAGGCTGTCGCTCACGTCCCGCTCTCGATGCGAACCCTCGGGATCGACTACCTCGTCGCGTCGGGACACAAGATGTACGCGCCTGGGACTCCGGGCTGGATGGTGATCCCGTCCACGATGCCATGCGATCGGTGGGAACCGGGCAACGTCGGCGGCGGAACGGTCGATGCGGTCTGGATGGACAAGGCATCGGTGAAGTTCAAGTCGAGCATCATCGACCGACTCGAGGGCGGCACCGTGAACATCCCCGGCATCGTGGGTCTCGGCGCGGCAGCCCAGATGCTGATGCAGCAAGGGCTTCGGCAGATTCAGGATCACGAGCAGGTCTTGATGACGCGGATGCGTGACGGTCTCGAGGCGATCGGCGGCGTCGCAACGTACGGCCCCGGCGACCGCGTGGGCATCCTGGCGTTCAACATCGAAGGGTTCACCTTCGATCAGGTCGCGTCCGCCCTGAACGACTACTTCGCGATCTCGGTGCGCGCCGGAGCGTTCTGCGCCCACCCGTACGTGCGCGATCTGCTCGATGGGCAGACGGGCCGACTCGGCATGGTGCGAGCTTCGCTGGGCATGTACACGACGATCGAGGATATCGACGCGTTCCTGGCTGCGGTACGATGGATCGTCGCGAACCGCGAGAAGGTCGTCACGCCGCGCGAGCCTCCCGCCGGAGAATTCTCGATCACGAAGGAGATGAGTGATGGCTCGTAAGAATCCGTCCGTGTTGCTCGGCAACGAGATCGGGAAGCTTCAGCAGGATGTCGCTGCGACGCTCAACAAGCACGACGCGGTCTACGGCAAGACCCGGTTCAGCCACATGCCGCTGTACGGCCTGCATGTGACGAATCTCGCTCCGTCATGGCTCACGAAGCAGACGAGAGATGCTGTCGTGAGAGAGGCGTGGCGTCACGGGTTCTACATCTCGGACGAGGCGCGCGGACTCGACATGCCCATCGACGAGCGGCTGCGGTACGGGTTCATCCTGTGGGCGACTCCCGAGACCATCGAGAAGTTCAGGCGACACGGAATCACATGGGCCCGCGAGAATCCGTGCGCCTCGCGAGCGCAGCAGCGCCTGTTCCACGCGCTGGCCGCGCGCGGTGAGATGGACCCGCGCACCGTGCGCGAGTTCGATGTCGCGTCGCGAGGGATGAAGCTGCCGGAGCGCGTGCGTCGAAACCCAGCGACGACACGACGACGCCCACTTTCCCGTAACCGCCTACTCCTCGCTCGTCGCACTCGCTTCATGCGTGAACTGCGGACCGCTGCCGAGATCCGCGCGCTGCACAACCGTTGCGACGCACGCACCGGGGCATGGCTCAGCGGCGAGTGCTACTACGGCGAGCCTGCCCGCAAAGGGCTCGTGCGCGTCTCCCGCAGGAACCCCAGCAACGATCCGGTCGATGCGTTCCTCGCGCATGCGTACGCCGACTCGTTCATCCGCCGGACGCTGACGCCGGAGATCAAGAAGAAGCTGAGTCGCGACATCGCGCTCGGTCAGTACGATCGCGCCGAGGCGCTCGAGAACTGGAAATGGTGGGCACAAGCTGCCGCTGGCATGTATCCTACCCGCGTCAGCAGTTCGCTGATCGATCAGGTAGCCCGCGAGATGCGGATCAAGTTCGAGGCAGCAACATGAACGCCAGCGAAATGGTTGTCGTGGCACGGCTTGCAGACCACTACGAGGACCGAGGCATCGAAAATCCGCTGGACACAGCGGATCACGACTTGCGCAAGTTCAAGCACGAGGCTCCGGCGCTGTGGCGGCGACTAAGAGACTCTGGTCTGTCGGACCGAAAGACCGGAGATTGGCTGTATAAGTTCATCGTTCGATGGTCCCGATCGGGCGTATCGTTCAAGAACTTCGCTGCTGATGAGCTAGAGCGATCGGAGCTATGACATGAGTTACGTGAACCCGGATCATCCTCTATTCCACGGCTGGCCGTCGGCTAGCGGCCCAGGCATCCATGCGGACGAAGCCGACTCGGCACTGCCGTCGATCGGCGACAAGCTCCCGCCTGCCGTGGCTCGTGATCTCGAGAAGCAGAGCGAGGCGGCATGGGGTGTGCGCCGCAACCCGAAGGGTGATGAAGAGCTTCCGATCGCGACGCAGCAGGCCGTCTCCGAGGCGGCCATGTGGATCACCGGGATGTGGGGCCCCGAAGAGAAGGCCGAGGAACGTCGTCGCGCGTTTCTTCCGACCGTTCGCGAGAACCCGATCGCCACGAAGATTCCGTTCGGCCAGAGACCTGAGACGTTCTTCGATCGCATGAGGATCTGCTTCGACACCCTCACCTCACTTCGCGATTCCGCGAAGGCTGCGTACGACAAGCGCGGCGCGGGGAAGAGGCGCGACTGGCAGACCTCGATCGAGGACTGCGTTCGCGCGGTGGAGTTCGTCCTGTCCCAGGAGCACAACAACGAACGGTCGATCCTGAGTTCTTCAGCCGGAGTGAAGATCAAGAGCGGATCGGCGTCGGGCCTGCTCGGGATAGGCAAGTGGGGCATCATCGCGGTGAAGGGCAACGACAAGCTTCCGTTCGCCGCGTACAGCGAGTTCCCGCTCACGACGTGCATCGGCGCGGGCGGGTGCAGGAACTACTGCTACTCGTTCAAGGCCCTGCGCTACCCGGCCGCGTTCCGTCGTTTCTTCCTGAACACGCTCGCGAACTACGCGGATCGCGAGTTCGCGATCCTGAAGGCTTCCGGCGGTGAGATCGTCCCGCCGAGCAAGTACGAGGAGCGAGTGCGACTCGCGCTCGCTGGTTCGCAGGAACCTGGGTATCGCATCTGGCAGGGGATCGTGAAGTCCATCGTGCTGGACTCGACGAAGAACACGCGGAAGAAGGGACCGGCGTTCCTGCGCCTGTTCGTCGATGGAGACATCAACTACGAGGACAACATCATCGAGTGGATGTACGTCTGTCACGAGATGGATCGGGAAGGCCAGGACATCCGGGACAAGGGTCTCCATCACATCGAGGTGTACGGGTACTCGAAGTGCTGGCAGCAGTTCGTCAACGTGGACACGTTCCTGCGCAACGATTCGCAGGCGAAATTTCACAAGAACGGCGGCTGGCCGCGCAACTACACCGTGAACATGTCCGACGCTTCGGTGTACGGGAAAGCTGTCCGTACGCAGATGCTCGACCTCCCGATCTCGCGCGGGTACTTCCAGGTCGTCGACACGAAGAAGTACATCAAGGAACTGAGCGAGGCGTGCTCTCGATTCGGCGGATGCACGAGCCCGAATCTCACCAAGCTGATCGAAAAGGGCACCGGCACGGCTGGCTTCCCGATCGATCAGAGACGCGTGAACACGCTCATCGCCATCAACGAGATCAAGTCGGCCGCCGACGTCGCCGCGCTGTTCGGCGGCCTGAAGGATGACGCCTTCGAGATCGAGCGAGCGCACGTCCACGATTCGGAGCCCAGCCTCCGCGACAAGCTCCGTCCGATCGCGATGCGGTACTACATCAACGCGCTGATCAACGATGAGTCCTGGGGGCTCAGCGACATGATCCGTCGAGAGTTGGTCGCTGACCAGGGCATGGACCCCGTCAGGATGTCGGCTGCCGCGCCGGACCAGGACACGTTCCTGGAGGCCCTGGTGGACAAGCAGATCAAGTCGCTCGAGCGGTTCGTCGCGAAAGAGAAGGACACCGAAGAGATCGATGATCAGGCGCTACGCGCGGCCGACGAGATGATCGCGAAGATGGAGCAGTCGAAGGGGAAGGGCATTCCGGCGAAGCTCGCGAAGCTCCGTGGCGATCGACGGAAGCTCGCGTCCGTGTTGCGGCGCGAGTACTTCGGCGAGAAGGCCCTCGCGGACAAGGCGGTCGCGCTCGCGCTGCACGAGACCTACTGGGCCCTGGACCTCGGCGGGTCATGCCCGCTGGTCTGCGGCAACTGCTCCGACAACCCTGAGAACCCGGCCGCCGGAGCGCACCGATGCGCTTCGCGTCTCGGGCGAGAGCACAGCACCGGGCTGTTCTGGGGCAAGACGATCCACATCGGGCTGCATTGAACGGGGCCGAGGTCAGATCGCTTCGTGAGCGGTACAGGATGAGCGTGGGATGCTTCGGCGAACTCGTCGGCGTCAGCATGTCCACCGTGTACCGCTGGGAGGCGTCGCCGGGCGATCTGAACATCGAACCGCTGTCGCTTCGGATCATGCGCGTGATGGCCGACACCTTCGACGAGGCGGTCTCGAGGAGGGTCGCCTCGGCCATCGCCGTTCGCGGGGGCCTGTACGGCTTGTACGTGCTCCTGAAGCGTGTTTACCAGCCGCCGGTCACAGCAAGCTTGTCTGCGCCGCCTTGAACCTCGCCTTCGCGAGCGCCGCCTTGGACTGCGGTCCCTTCTTCGGTGCTGGCGACGCCGCGACCACGGGCTCAGCGTCGCCGCCCTCGAGCATCCTGATCTCCGCGTCGATCCTCTCGAGTCGCCTGCGTTCGGCCACGGGGCAGTCGCCCTCGTGCTGCCACAGTTTGCCGTGTCTGATCGGGCATCCGCACAGGATGCGTTCGACGACTCTCTGCGGCGGAGGATCCTCCTGTCGAGGGGTCTCGCTGACGGAGACCATCGAAGCGAACTCCATCGAGCGCCGCCAGAGCGATCCGCACGTTCTGCGGATCGTGTGCTCGTGGACCTGACCATCACGTCCGATGCCTCTGAAGACGAACGACAGCGTCTCGCGCACGGCGATCTTCATCCGGCCGACTTCGAGCGACAGGTTCTCGTGCGGGCCCATGTCCAGGATGCTTCGCAGCGTGGAGATGTCCGCGTCCTTCCAGCCGAAAGACCGAGCGACGGTCTCCCAGTTGTCCTGGCGGCACATGACCGTGTCCTGCTGCTGCTTCTTCTTCACTGCTTCTCGCCGAGCAGTTCGTCGCACAGGCCTCGCAACTCGCGCAGTTGTTCAGGCGATACCGACATCGTCACGAGGACACCGCGTCCGTTCTTGACCGCACGGAACGACCCGGCGAGCAGAACAAAGCTTCCGTTGGCCTCGGGCGACGGCACGACGTCGAACCCGGCCTTCTTCCGCGTGACCGCGTCGGCGATCACGGCGAGCGCCTGCTGCATGGTCCTCATCGTCCACCTCGGAAGAGCGAGACCAGCGTCTTCAGCGCGGCATGCTTCGCGGCGTTCTTCATCTCCTCGACGGACGGCTTCCGCAAGGCCGCGTGCAGGATCACGCGCATGTGCCGAGGCACCTCCGTGACCGCGCCGCCGATGCGTGGGTAGCACGACAGGTTGCACCAGTCGCAGTACGGCGGCGTGGCCGCCTCGAGACCGCAGACGTCACACGCGCACTTCATTGCCTGCCTACTCCTCGAAGGATGTCGTTCGTGGCCGCGACGAAGTCGGCGACCTCGAGCACCATGAACGTATCACACGGCGGATCCGTGTGAACGAGCGCCACGGGATCGCCGCTCGATGCGCGAGCAGGAGCGAAGGTGCCCCTGCAGAACTGGCACTGCAAGTAGTCCTCGGGACGGGTGTGAAGATCCATCAGGGCAACTGTACGCGGGACGCTTGCGGGATGCAATCGCATGGGTTACCGTGCGCGCCATGGAACAAAGATCCCTCCCGCCGGTCGGTCAGAGCCCGATCTCCGCACAAGACTTCGGCAAGCTCACGGAAGAGCAGAAGCATCAACTGGCCGCAGCGGCACATCATGCCACGGTCAAGGGCTCTGCGAAGAGCATCTTCGATGCCGTCAACGTCGGCATGGAAGCCGGGATGAAGATGAACGAGATGATCATCATCCTGCTCTTCATGCACGAGGCGGAGTACGCCACGAAGGTGATCCCGAATCTGATCGGCGAGGAGAACCTGATCGAACGGTGCAACGCACAGAAGATCAAGGTCGCGATCTTCGTGCGTCCGATGGCCGAGTTCTCTCAGAAGCTGCGCGGCATCAACGGCCCCGGCGGGGAATGGGGAATCTACGACGGTGCCGCCGACGCGATGGCGCTTCCGCTCGAGGAGGACCGCTTGATGGTGGTCGTGTTCGAGATGAACCGATGCTCGACGATCGTGCTCCGGTACGACCCGACGAGGGCCGAGGAGATCCTCAAGAAGGCTGCCGAGAAGGAGACTTCCGACGGGTGACCGTGATACGTTCGCTGGCATGAAGAAGTCGTCCACCGGGCTGATCATTCTCGGGGTTGCCGCAGCGGGAGTCGGCTTCCTGGTGTTCTCGGCATCGTCGCCGCGCGTGGCCCATGCAGCGGTCACCCCGTCGAGCACGCCGCAGCGACCGCTCCAGAACCGTCCCATCTCGGCCTCCGCGACGGGTACGGCGAGGGCTGCCATCATCCGAATCTTCCAGCAGCAACTCCAGGACATGGGCTACCGCATCACCGCCGTCGATGGCATCACCGGCCCGGAGACACAGTCCGCCGCGCGCGTGTTCTCGGGCGACCATCGGGCCCAGGTGGAAGCCACCAGGGACACGTACGCGTCCCTGCCGAATGACATCGGACTGATGTACCTCGTGGACGACGTGTACCGATCCAGCTTCGGGTTGCCGCCCGCGACTGTGGTATCCTCTGCGCCATGATTCTCTCCCCGACACGCGCTCTCAAGTGGGAGCGTTCACAGGCGCACCGTCCCGCTGGAGATCCGATCGCTCCGACGCCCTCGAGCGATCCGCCGACGTGGAAGATCGTCGCGGTCATCTTCGGCGGCCTCGCCGTGTGGGAACTGCTCCAGTACAGCAAGCATCGGGCGATGACCCGGAGAGGGATCTGGCGATGATCGGTCCGAGACGCCTGTGGCCCCCTCCTCCGCGCGAACCGCCCGGCCCGAAGCCGAGCGACATGATCATCGTGAACGGCGGCTGCAGCGCCTGTGCGGCCCTCGAGCGGGCCATCCAGGCGGGGGAGGCTCAGGGGCAGCAGTTCCCCGAGATCCCGATCCTCACCAGGGAGAACGCCGAGGCAGCGAGGGTGTTCCGCGTGAATCACGGGCGCGGGTATCCGGCTGCGGTGATCGGCGGGAACTTCGTGATCGGCGTCGGAGCGATCCGGCAGGCCCTGGCGCGGCACTACGGCTTCAGGACGTGAGGGGACGATGCGTGCGATCTACGAACTCCTCGTGGACATCACCGAGAACGGCGGCCACTTCCCGGCGGTGACGCATGCCTTCCGGGGGCTCACCCAACAGGAGGCGCAGGATCGTTACCTCGCCCACCTGCAGGCGGACAGCTTCCTGCGAGAGTGCGTCCAGGGGGCGGTCGCGAACTACTCTCCTGCCTTCTACTGGCGGCGTGTGATGGTGGACTGGAGCCCGGTCGGGCTGCCATGGAAGTCGCCCTGGAAGCACATGTCCTGGCGTCGTCAGGAAGCACGTTCGCCAGCGCCAGGAACGAAGTAGTGCCTGACCCGCAGCCACCGCAGCGGGTAGGATCGCGGCCATGGCACGCCGACACCGTTGCAAGCACCGTGATCGGCTGATCTGGAGATGAAGATGCGTCGAACCAATCCCGTGAAGAAGACCGGCAAGGGCAAGGAGATCCGTCACGATCTGGCGAGCGATCTCCAGGACGTCTACTGGCGAGGGCGAGCCATCGCCGGGTACAACGACGGCCTGGGTGAGGACGATCTCGGATCTTCTCTCCAGATCCTCGGGCTGGCCGTACGCAGGAATCGATCGCTCCAGAAGTCTCTTCTGACGGCAGCCGAGCGCGCGACGATCGGGAAGATCCTGGTGCGTGCCGCTGAGCGTCTTGCCAAGAAGATCGAGGCCAACGCAGCGTACGGTCTCCGTCGCGAGTCGCCCGACTACCCGAGGTGATCTGATGTCACCCGAGCGTCGAGAACGACTCCTGGAAGACTGGAAGGAGACGGTGAAGGGCATCCGTGGCGGCAAGCGCGTCGGCACGAGCGTGTACCTGCACCAGTCGGCGCTCGATGACCAGACCGAGGCCTACGAGGCCGCGCGGATCGCGTCGCTGCTGGCGCATGCGAGCGGCCACCACTTCGACCTCGTGAAGTTCTCGGTGCTCTCGCCGGTCGTCTCATTGCTGTCGTACCCGCGCTTCTTCGAGGACGCGTTCCCGGCGCTCGAGTTCGCCTGGACGGTGGACCTGACGACCGAGAAGGTCACGATGCGCGACTACTCGAAGTACGCGAACAAGCCGATCCTGCATCGCAAGGAACTGTTCCTCGCGAAGGATCACCCGCGTCGGGCGGAGTTCGCCGCGATGACGAAGAAGGTCGAAGACCTGGGCCTGTTCTACGGCATGAACGCGATGGGCAGCGAGAAGCCGTGGGGCGAGCGCCTGCGCAAGGCGGGCGTCACGGTATCGGGCAACAGGATCACGGTGAAGCGATGAGACGAACGCAGCATGTCGTGTCCCCGGACCGCATCATCTATCGAGCGGTGACTGGCGGCTTCATCACCGCCGCCGAGGCAGATTCGCAGGTGGTTCACGACCACGCGCTCTGGACGGCCGAGAGGCTCGACAGCGAATGGCCCGAAGGTGAGGGCTTCGGGTCGAGCGACATGACGTTCGTGCTCCAGGAGTTCCTGGAGAGCCTCGGCATCAAGACCGCGTTCGTGAACGGACGCCTGACTGCCGTGCGGAGTAACCCGCACGGCAAGCCAGACCCGTGCCTGCATCCCGAGAAGACGGCGCGCCCGCAGACTCCGCAGCTTCACAAGAAGCTCGCTGCGAAGGGCGTCTGGCACAGAGGAGATGTCAACGCTGACATCGGCGGCGGCCCCTTCGAGTTCGCCACGGACTTCCTGAAGAGCGAGGGCGTCACGAACATCGTCTGGGATACGTTCAACCGGTCGAAGGCGCACAACGAGGCTGCGATGCGCAAGATCACGCGAGGCGTGGACAGCGTGACCATCGCGAACGTCTTGAACGTGATCAGGGATAAGGGCGAGCGAATCAAGCTCTTGCACTTCGCCGCGAGCGTTCTGAAACCTCACGGCGTCGTCTACGTCTGGATCCACGAAGGCGACGCTGAGAACCGGGGCCACCCGGACAAGTGCCAGAACAACATGCCGACGGCGTGGTACGTGCCTGAGATTCAGACGGTGTTCCGTGAGGTGGAGCGACGCGGACGGATCATCGCAGCGCGGATGTGATGCTGCTGTACCACGGCACAGCAAGGTCGAATCTCTCCTCGGTGGCGAGAAGCGGTCTTCGCGCGCCGCTGTGGGTAGCGAAGACCTTGGAGGCGGCGGCGAACTGGGCCCAGTTGCGCAGCGCCCACTGGGTCGGCAACCAGCGCGTAACGCCGCCCGTATCGATCCTCCGGTTCCACTGGGACGGAGACCTGTACGAAGACACGAACACCCTGGACCCCAACCTCGGCGTGCTGCGAGACGAAGTTCCGGCAGAGACCATCGACGTGCTGGTGGGTAGCCCATGGACCGCAGCGCGCAAGCGGTGGAGGCGCATGCTCCCTGTGAGAACGAACCCATCGATCAGCCTCGAGATCGTAGGCGACCCTCGCGGCTTCGACGTCGTGCTCACGCGGCGCGGTCGCAAGGTTGGCAAGCTCACCGCCGAGCACACCTCCAACACGCTGTGCCAGGACGACCTGGAAGAGATGCGACACATCGTCGGCGACGCCTTCCTGGACACGTACGTCGTCACCGGAGCGAGGATCGACGCGGTCCTGTTCAACCAGGGCGCAGGTCTGAAGATGTACCTCGAAGCGATCCATGAGGCCGCAAGACGAGGCGGCGTGCTCGCCCCTCACGTCTGCATCGGGGTCGGCGGGACGTCTACGGCTGCGATGCGCGTGTGGAACAGCAAGCGCCTGTCCGAGCACGTCCTGCGGGTCGGTAGGCTGGTCTACTGGGCAGGCTGACAGCCGAAGGGCGGGAGCAGAATGCCCCCGCCCCTCGTCCAGTGCTGCGAACTGGGTGGACCCGCCCGGAATCGAACCGGGGTCCGCGAGACCATTCTGAAGCAGATCCTACGTGGCCCTGTTCGGTGTGTCTCTTCGCCCTCCGAGCATCCCCACCGACAGGGTCTCGTCCGGTTTCACCGCCTGTTTCTCACTTCGGATCGACGGTGGTCTTCCGAAGCCAGCCCGGTCTATTTGCACCCCGCCGAGTGACCCAGGCTTACAGCCCGGAGGGATGGCTACGCGGCTTGCCGCGCAGCAGTGGCGTTGTCGTTCGCGACTCAGTTTGGGGCAGCTTGAAAGGTCCACCCCAGCCTTGGCACGCACTCCTTCGTTCAAGTCCCACGTCGAAGCCTGTCGGGCCCGTCGTGACCGCTGACTCTACCAGAATCAGCCCTCGTCCGCTCCTTCGTCGGCGGGCTCACCCGTCGGCAGGCGGTCCAGGATCCGGTCGTAGACGCCGAAGACCGTCTCGGGCGTGACGTCGGGCCCGAAGGCCTTCCTTGCGAGTTGCTGGGCGATCTGCAGGTCGCGGTACACCGCCTGCGTGATCTGACCCATGAACGCAAGATACTGCTCCTGCGTGATCTGAACCGGTTGCTGCTGCTCGTCCATGTTGCCTCCGTGAGCGTTGTACTGCATACCGCTTGCGGTAGTCAATCGAACCGTACGTCCGTCGTCGCCGTGAGAACCGTCCTGTGATACCGTTCGAGCATGAAAGCCGGATGGATTGTTCTTGGGCTTGCTGCAGGCGTCGGCGTCCTGGTCCTCACGTCCTCGAGTGCCCCCGCTGCGCGTCCCGCGCCACCATCGCCCCCTGTGCCGACGCCTCCTCCCGCGCCGCTTACGGGGCCGGTCCAGGAGCGGCCGTTCCCTACGGTGATCTCCGAGACGATGATGAGACAGATCGTGCAGGTGGCGCAGCGGCAACTTCAGGATCTTGGCTTCCACATCACGATGATCGACGGGATCTCCGGGCCGGAGACCCAGGCAGCAGTGCGGGCATTCATCGCCGCGCACCCGCAAGAGGTGAGCGTCGCCGAGCGGACGTACCGCGACTACGCGGACAAGCGGCAGGTCGCCTACCTCATCGACGACGTGTATCGAGCGCACCTCAACGAGGGCGTATGAACGACAGAGAGAAACTACTCGCAGCGGGCATCGCTCTCGGAGCGGTAGCTCTCTACGGATTCACGAGAGGCAATCCGGTGACAGGAGCAATGTTCCTCGACGGTCTCGCTTCCGCTCCGTTCCCCGACCAGAGCGGACCTGGAGCGGCGGTTGTCGTGCCGCCGCAGTTCCCGTCGTCCGGCCCCGTGCGCGTCTGCGTGTACGTCCGAGGGTTCTTGAACTGCGTCGAGAACGTCCTGTCGGCGACGGGCGTGCCGTGCTCTCCGGGAGGCAGGGCGCATCCGCCGTCGAACCTCGAGAGCCAGCTTGTGGGTTCCGGGTCCGACACGCTGCTCGTGCTGCCGGAGCTTCGCCGGGAAGCTCAGTCCGGCGATCCAGGGAGGCTGTCGCGCGGTGGATCGTTCGCCGCATTTCTCGACGAAGTATTCGCGCGGATCGCACCAGCCATCGGAAGGTCGATGACGATCGCTGACGTGGGACACCTCGGGCTGATGAGTCATTCCGGCGGGTATCAAACCATCGCCTCGATCATCCGTCAGCGTCCCGCTGCGTTGCGCTCCGTCGCGCTGCTCGACAGCCTCTACGGCAACCAGCCCACGTTCTCGGACTGGATCACCAGCAACGTGCGCGGGTTCGCTCCGAGCGGATCGTTTCGATTCGCGAACCTGTACACGAGCACGGGTGGTACGGGCGCGAAGTCACGAGAGCTTGCGTCCGTCGTCCAGGGAGCGTTCCTGTCGGCCAACATGAGCGACGAGTTCCTGTTCGACGACGACGCGAGCACGCCGATCGACTACTCGCGCCACGCGATCTTCAAGCACGTCCCGGAGTCGCACGACAACACGGCGCGGCTGTACCCCCGGAGGCTGTGGGCGGCTGGCTGGTAGGTCATACCGCTCGTGGCTATGGTTGCGAATTCCTTGCGACCACCGCTCTGCACATAGCGACGAACTCCTCGTCTGACATAGTCCTCTTGGCGTAGTTCACCGAAGCGTGGACCCATCTCAGGTTGCTGACGGTGTTGGGGCCACCTCTTGCTCTAGCAACGATGTGGTCGAGCGACGCTGTTTTACCTAGTTCCATGGGCCATCCAGTCAGAGCGCACATGCCTCCCTGTTCGTCGAACCTACGCACCATCGCGTGTACGTCACCGCCTCGCAAACCAGACCCTCGCGTCTGTTGAAGCGTCATGCACCTTGCGCACAACGACTTCCCGTCGAGACGGTTGTCACACCTCTCGCACAGCCCCGCTGCGAGTCGATCCGTGCGCCGCTTGTTGCTCATGCAGCGAGCACACAAACCATCAGCGTTGGCTCGATGTCCACGGCTGGCCCGTCTGCCGCACTTGCACGGAACTTCGCCTTCCTTCGCAAGAATCTTCATCGTCGGTAATCCTTCTTGAACTTCTCGACGATCTTCGCGCTCGGTAGATCCCTCGCGTCTTCCACGATGCTCTGCACGTAGATGCTCAGCGCCTCCGTGGTCTTGTGCCCCGTCTCCGGCTTGATGTCGAAGATGCCGATCCCAGCCTTCACGGCTGACGTGATGAATCCAGATCGCAACGAGTGCCCGGCGAACAACCTGGGATCGAGACCGAGTCGCGTGACACCCTGCTTCACGATGTCTGCTACCTCGGTAGAGTCCATCCGGTCGTCGAGGTAGGAGTCGTTTGCGATCTTCCGGTACAACGGCCCGCTGACGAGACCGTGCCGCTTCAGGTCGGCGAGCAGCGCGTCGATGGCCGCCGCTGGACATGTCTCGTTGCCGTTCCTCGGGATCCTCTTCAAGGATCCCTTTCTTTCCTGGTCCGTCTTCGACCTATCCAGCATCACGTAGGTGACGTCCGGCGTGACGCTGACGTCTTCGATGTTCGTTCCGACGATCTCGGACCGCCTGCGCCCGCCGCTGTGAAAGCCGTGGCTGAGAACAGCAACGTCTCGCGTGCGACGGAAATCGTCCGGGATCGTGAGGATCACCCTCTCCAGCAGATCGATGGTGAGCGCCTGCTTGCTCATCTGTCTGAGTTCTGGCGACATCCCGCGAGCGATGGCCTTCATCGTGATGCTGACTCGGGGGTCGAGACGCGGTGACGGAAAGCTGTTCTCGATGTGCCTCGTCGAGATTGTGGACAGGTGACGTTTGATCGTGGCGAGCTTCCTCGGGAACAGCTTCCCGTCCTTGTCGGCGATCCTGCCCTTGAACAGCGCCGTCAGGTACGCCACCACGACTTCCGGCAACGCTGGCAGCGTCTGAGCGGATCGCTCGGCGCAGAACTTCTCGAACATCCTCCAGTCGCTCGCGAGAGCGAGGTCGGTGTTGTCCGCACGCGCGTGCTCGAGAGTGCTCCCGACGTCCTCGACGTCCTGCTCGGTGAACTGGGGCCGGTCGGTCGCGCTGCCGGGCTGGATCGTCGCCGGGGGTGGGGGTGGAACTCGGACGAGGTCGCGCTTCGGCTTCATGCCAGCACGATAATTCCTATTATCGAGCGCGACAACAACGAGTACTTGACGTGACGTGACCGTCACGTCACACTCGCTTCACCATGAACAACACGAACGACCACGACCGCAGCACGATTGACAAGCTGAAGTTCATCCCGCCCGGCGACGTGTCTGGCGGCGTCGTGCCGGTCGAAGCCAACGAGCCTGATCCTCGCGCCGTCGGGATGATCTACATCCAGGCGGGGGTCGCGACGTGGGAGCAGGTTCTCGAGATTGCGAAGAGCGCCCCGGACAAGCGCGGGTTGATCGCTATGCGGTTGACGCGGTCAGAAGTGGAAGCCGCAGTAGCTTCGCTACAAGGGCTACTGGCGCGACGCGAAGACACCTGCTGCACCCGAGGGACGTGGGATGGGCTGGAGTGGACGAGCGAGTGCCACGACTGGCACATCGAGATCGAGACCGATGGCCCCGCCGGGCTCGTGATCTCGATCTACGGCGACCTGTGGGAGTTCCGGGACGAGTTATACGGCACCGAAGACGAGGCCAAGGCATACGCGCTCGACGTGCTGCACGGCGTCTCGGACGAAGACCGAGGCATCGCGTCGGCGGTGGCGAGGGCGAAGGCTGCGGACTCCGCGCGCCGACAGAAGGTGGCGCGATGAGCCTCTGGAGCGGATGGCTCGTCTGCGCCGAATGCTCATCGCTCGGGCTCGACAAGAGCGTGGGCAACGGCAACCCGCCGACGCAGGGAGTGTGTTCGTCGTGCGGTCAGCCGTGGCCGCGCAAGCCGTGGTGCAACTGGAAGGGACCGCCTCGCTGCATGCGGGACGCAACTCGGATCATCGACGGGCGCTACTACGCCTGTGATGAACATGCCAAGGGATCGGGCGTGCCGATTGCGGCCGGGAATCAGATTTCTGGCGAGATCGAGGATCTCACCACGCACCTGCGGAATCGGTGAGCCTGATGCCTGTAGCGTGTTCCAAGCACCCGCAGTCCAAGGTTTGGGAGTCGTCGAGCGGGCCGCGCTGCTACATCTGCGGCGACGTGCTGGTGCCCAAGATCGCCGTGACAGCGCGCGAGCCGATGCGCGTGCATCACCTCGACACGTTCCAGCGACTCTCGCAGCGCACGAGCGTGGCGTGGCAGAACGGGCTCGTGCTCACGCCAGAGCAGGCGCACCTGCTCCATGCTGCGATGGGCCTCGCGGGCGAGTCTTGCGAGTTCGTGGAGCACATCAAGAAGCACCTGTTCCAGGGACACCCGCTCGACAAGGCAAAGCTGCGCGAGGAGTGCGGCGACATCATGTGGTACGTCGCCGACGCGGCGAAGGCACTCGATGCGCTGCTGTCCGACGTGGCGAGCGAGAACGAGGCGAAGCTCCAGAAGCGATACCCGGATGGATTCAGTACCGAGGCGTCCGTCGCGCGTGTCGATACGAAGGACACGTCGCCATGAGATCGCTGCGACATCCAATCGACCCTGGGCAGCGAGTGAAGTACCCGCGCAAGGACGTGCCGCCACAGCCTGAGTTCGACACAGTGAACAAGGCCCGCCACTACAACGTCCATCCATCCGGCGTGGAGTGCATCGTCGTGGTCGAGCACATGAACTTCTGCTGCGGCAACGCCGTGAAGTACATCTGGCGTGCAGACGAGAAGGGCAACGCGACAGAAGACCTTCGCAAGGCCCGCTACTACATCGACCGGGAGATCGCGCGACGCGAGCGCATGAAGGAACCACGCTGATGTGCTTCGACGCGGATCCACCAGAGGCGTTCTCGCAGTGCGTGCGCAAGGCGCGCAAAGATCATCTCTGCTGCGAGTGCCGCGTCATCATCGCGTCGGGGAATCGGTATGAGTACGTGAGCGGTATCTGGGACGGCTGCGCGAGTTCGTACAAGACGTGCCTCGGGTGCGTCTCGCTGCGCGACGCGGTAGTCGAACACGAGCGTGCGGGTGGATGCTGCGGCATCGAGGCGTACCCTCCGCTCGGTGACCTGTACGCATCTGCCCATGAAATAGAGATCGTCTGCTACGTGCCGTGGCGAGATCAGTACGTCGAGAATCACGAGGGACGAGCATGAGCAAGGATCCAATTCACACGAGGGCGTGCGAGGTCATTGGGTTTCAGGAAGACGGCATGACGGAGGCGTGGCGTTGCGTACCGGACTGCCCGGTCAACGGACAGGTGATGACCAAGGACCAAGCCGCCACCCTGACGCTCAGGATCACAGACCTCATCAAGGCCATGATCTTCGACGCGAAGCGAGAGAACCTCTACAGCGCGAGGGCTGTCGGCGAGGCAGCAGACGCGCTCGAAGCTGCGTTGGTAGCACTGACCACGGAGAAGAACGATGCCGACCGCGATCTGTAGCCGCCCCAGGTGTCGCCGGCTGAACATCTGGCCCGCCGGCTCACGTCACGATGACCCCGCGCCGCTCGGTGCCCGCTCACGCTCGTGGTGTTGCTGGTACTGCAACAGCAGGCTCAGGAAGCGCCGCAAGGAGGACGTTCCTCACGGTGCCATCCCTCGTTCGGCCCGGTCGCGCCAGTTGTCGTTCGCGTTCGCTGCCGTCGCGGCCATGCTCCTGGGCGTGCTCGGGTGCGCCCCGGCACCAGACCCCGCGCTCCTGCCGGCTGGTAGAAGCTGGCAGTGCTGCAACGACACGGGAGACACCATGTGCTTCCGAGAGTGCGTCGCCTGCTCCTCGGGATGCGTGCCCATGATCGAGTCGTGGTGTTGGACAGACGGCTACTTCGGGTACGGATGCTACCGGTCCTACGACCTGTGCGAGCAGAGCAAGCTGAACGTCGTGGGAGCAGAACGCTTCAGCCAGTGCGCTCAAGAACCGTGATGGATACCTTCAAGGAGATGGCTAATGGGAACATTCAAGAACGATAAGATCGAGGCCGAATCAAGCCCCACGAACATGATCCGAGAGATCCGCGACCGTGGGCGCACCACAAGCTGGGAAGATGATTTTCTCGAATCAATCGAAAGCACGCTGGGGCGAGGCGGATCCATGACCGACGTTCAAGCGCAGAAGCTCGAAGAGATCATGGAGCAGACGCTCGACAGGGAGTATCGCGCCCACGTCGCCTCGAAGGACGACTGATGCTCATCGTGTTCCAGTGCGAGCCCGACGAACTGTTCGGCATGGTTGTGCTCGACGAGAGCCAGTACCGCCCGCACGACGACTCGGACGACTGCGAGCACTGCGGCGAGCCGACAGGTCGTGCCGAGGATCCCTACGTGCAGAACTGCGCATTCTGCGGAAACCAGATGTACCGATGATGTGCCGCAACGGCTGCGATGCCCAGGTGTTCGAGGACGACCTGTGCGAGAACTGCGTCATCGAGGATCTGGTCGAGTACTGCGTGAACTACCGACGCGAGAACGACCCAGACCCTCCCGTGCTCGTGCTCGTCAACGACCTACCAACCTGATGCCCACAGTCTCTGGGGGTACGTTCGCGGCGTGCCGTCATGTGACTCGGGGACGAGTTTGAAGATCGCGCGGCGCGAATAGTCAATCGGCGTGTTCGTATCATCGCTGAACATGAACTCATCGCTGATGCCGGCGGATGAGAACGCTCTCTGGACAACAAGCGCAAGCTCGCGTGACTTCACATCCGTGCCGCCTACGTTTGTGTACAGATTCGCGAAGCGAAGCGATCCGTTCGAGGAGAACCCGCGCACGTTGCTGGTGATCCAGTCCGAGAACGTGGACTGGTTGCCGTAGAGGCTGTCGAGCAGCGCGACGGAGCGCAACGCAGCGGGACGCTGACGGATGATCGAGGCGATGGTTTGATACCCGCCAGAATGGCTCATAAGGCCGAGGTGATCCACATCGGCAATCGTCAGCGATCTGCCGACAACCGGCGCGATACGAGCAAGCACTTCGTCAAGGAA